TGCCGCCTTGGACGCTTTTTCTAATGTAGCCGCCTTCTTTAAGTGCATAGCCACCAAACTGATATTTTCCTGCAAAACCAATGCTATTTGTGCAATTATAACGCAAACCGCTTTCTCTAAAGCCAATAGCATTAAGATAAGCAAGAGTTTCTGCCTCTGTGAATCCAGTTATTAAGCCTGCCGGAGGAGCCGACAATGGTCCATCGCTAGGACCATTGCATCCATATTGCGTGCCTGTTGTTCCAGCTGGCGGATAATCTTGTTGGAGTTGCGCTACTGCCACATCGGTTGTTGCTTCAGCTACAGCTTGTGTGCCTCCAGATACTTCAACAGATCCGCCTGCTGCTGAAGCAATTGTAGAACCTACTGTAGCACTACCAAAGTATCTTGATGTTGATCTATATTTGTCTGCAATTTCTTGTGCAGCGTCAGGTGTAATTAATGTTGGATCAGTTGTATCATACACTGGATTTTCAACTATAGCACCATTTGCTAATGCTGCATCATTAACAGCTCTTGCAAGTGTTTTCAAATCATTTTCAATAGGATGACCAAATGGAGGATTTATATTTGGTGAAACAATTACAACTTTGTATCCTAATGCATTCAAATCAACAATAATTTTTCTAACGTTAACTTTTGCTTTCTCAGGATCGCCTATGTCTTCTATACCTACAGCTACTACTGCAAATTGCCCTGCAGATGCATTTGGAAATGCAGCAGCATCTCTGTTTGATTTTTTATTAATATCATCATCTTTTACTGCACTCGAAACAGGTGTCACACTTCCGGCACCGACTGCTGCAAAAGTATCAGGCAATGTTGAACTCAAATGACTATTAACTTGCTGTGTTCCTGCTCTAGTTTTTTCAACTGTATAGGCTGCTGGATTTAAGTTTTCATGCTGTGGCCACGGTTCATGCTCAGGCACTCGTGCTGCAACTGCTGCCCTTACAGGTGCATTTGGCAAAAACGGATTAGGAGCAGGTGGCAATGTAGCTTCACGAGATTCTATAGCAGTGTCAGCAGGATAACTACTACTATTCAAATGTATTTCAGTAGCAGTTGTTTGAATGTTGGCGCCATCTGCTTGTAAACTCATCAATGCTTGTGAATATAATTTAGTTGCACCTGTGCTGTAAAGTTCTAATGTATTTGCAGAAGTTATATATGTTTGCAGTTCGCTACTAAAATGATTTTGACCATCTACTTGATGATAACTATTACCTAATGCTTTCATATGATAATCACCATCTGTGGTAATTTTTACAAATTCGCAACCTTCAATGCCTACGCTTTCTGCACTACCAACTGCCAAATGTTGCTGGCTAATTACATTGAGAGTGCCTTTACTGGTTAAACTAATGTTATCATTACCATAAAGTCCAATGCCGTCGTGGCCTGTCAAACTAATGTTTGCTCCAGCATTTACTGCTACTTCTTGCTGTGCCGAAATGCCAACGCTATTTCCAGCATCGATTGCAATATCTTTGCCTGCACTGATATTCATGTTTTCGTTTGCAGTTAGATTTATGTCTCTATCGGCTGTAAAGTTTAAATCGTTTTCACTGTGAATACTAACACTATCTTGAGCGTATACATCAATTTTGCCGTTGCTAGACATTTCTATCCAGCTAGTCCCTTTACTATTACTAATATAAATTAAATCTTCTGTATTGTGTAAAAGTATCTGATGACCTGTGCGTGTTCTAATTCTAAACAATTCATTTGCAGGTCTAGTTACATCACCTGTGTCCTCTGTGTTTTCAATGTCTGCATATTCAAAAGGTGTAGATTCCGGATTCCCTTTGCGTAAAAATTTGTCATCACCGTCGTCCATAACAATACTGTGTCCACCAAGTCGTGATTTATAAAATTCGATTTCGCCTTTACCGTGTTGATAGGTTGGAGCATTTTGTCTTTTATCAAAAGGCCCTGGAGTGTTCATACCGAACACTGTGCTCGGTAGTTCCCTTCTTGCACTGCTTGTGGTAAGTCCTCTTACATCGTCTGTGATTAATCCTGCTCTAGTTAAAACATTTACAAAATCTGTATTAACAGGTTTTAAAAATTTTGTAGGTTGATTTTCGCCATCTGGAGAAGTCAATGCTTTATTGTATTCTCCTACAGGCAATTTTTGACCAAGTTCGTTTATGTAAGTAGAAGTTCTGCCATCAGGAATTGTAAAGTTTGTAAACGTATCTTGTATACATGCAATCCAATAGCCAAAATCTTTTCTTCCTTCCACAAGTAATACAATAACTTTTGTGCCAACATCAGGAGGCACAGCCCAAAAACCGTAACTTTGTTGTGTGTCTGCATATGTGTTATTTGCACCTACTTGATGCAAAGGCGTTTGTCCAGAAAAAGGACTTGCATACAAACACTGTATACTTTGTCCTGTATCATCCCAATCATTACCGTTTGAATTTGCTTTTAACAAATTAACTTTTAAACCACCCATAAAAGTTTGGTCTAAATGTCCTATTACTCTTCCAATATATATGCCTGGATCAAAAGTAACGGTGTTATCGCTTTTCCTAGTAAATTCAGTTCTTATATTACGTGGTTCTGGCATTAGAATAACTTGCCTCCAAATTGTCTAGTAATTCTTGCTGCGGCGCCGCTTTGGAAATTTTCTGCTGCTTGTGCAAAAGAAGTTACAGTTGCCTGTTGTATATAACCAGGTATCTTGTCAAAATTCTTCTGTATTGACGCAGGCATTTGTTGGACAGCATTTGCTAATTCAGCAGGCAATTGTCCTTGGAATTTTTGCATAACATCTGGCAATTCTGCAGAAAGTTTTTGCAATGTTATAGGCAGTTGTGCTTGTGCTTGTGATAGTGCAGCCGCAAGTTGCGGTTGTCCTGCTGCAATAGCTGCATTAATTTCGGCTTGTAATCCTGCGCCGCCTGCAATCACTCTACTAATATCGCCATTAATATCTTGACTGCCAGCTAATACTGCATTAGCAAGACTACTACTTGTAATGTTATTAAATAATCCAGGTATTTGATTTTGTAGTTGTTGTGCTGCTGCTGGTAACCCTTGGTTAAGTTGACCTAATGCACTGTTAAGTTGACCGCCAAATCCGCTTGGCAAAATACTTGACAGGGCACCAATTGTTCTGTTCAAGGTATTTGCAATTAAATTAATTTGATTAAATGCACTAAAAACATTTTGTGCTATATCATTTATTGCTGTGCCACTAAACAATTCAGGAATTTTATCAATTTGATTGTTTGAAAATCCTGTTAATAATGAGTTTATACCATATTCAGTTTTTTGTAAAAGAGCTTGTGTTGCAACTGATTGACTTGCAATTTTTCTGTTGATATTTCCTAAAACTAAATTTGGATTAGAATAAAGATTTGATAAAACTAAACTATTAGATAAATTTTGATCTTCTAATGTTTGTCCTGGCATTTTCATTAAATTCAAAGTTTGTGTAAATGTTCCGTTTGCAAATTCATTACGGAAAGTTACAATCTTGTATACGCCGCTAAAAGCATTTGCAGGATCTAATGCAGTAAGGTTGCCAACAAAATCTACACTTGTCCTAAAACTAATCAAAACAAAAACTTCGCCTCTTGTAATATCAAGATGTCCTTTGTCTGTTACACCAATTGCACTAGATTGAGGATGATTGTTGCCAAAGTCAGCTTCAGTAAAATAAAAAGGATCTCCCCAAATTCTTAAATCAAGCATAACATTATCTTGGTCACTGTTGAGAATTAACTTGTTAAAATGTTCTGCTATTCTTCTTTTACCGCTATCGTCACCAGATCCGCCTGACGGTGATGTTGTGCCACTGCCTGTGGCTACATTACCAGACGGATTAGAAAAATCTTCGCTGGCTGTAACTGAAAATCCTGGGCCAACACTTGAAACACTTTGTGATGTAGGTTCTATTACTGCCCTATTACCTGAATTTTGCATAGTGTCCTGACCGCCTTGTGATCCAAGTCTAGTCATTTCTTTGTAGAATGCATTGTTAATATTAAAAGTAAAATCTATAATATCTGTGTTAAGTCCTGTATACACATAATTGTAGTGTTTTACTGCTTTTTTGATTTGAGGACTGTAAGTTTGGGGTGCTAGTCCAGTAATTCTACTTGAATGAATGCTCTGCGGTGTCACAATGTAAGTATAACGCATTGCAGGATTACCTGTTTTTGCCATCATACTTGGATCAATTATTTCGCTACGAGAATGAATTTTAAACCAAGTTATTTCTCCTTGATCTCCAAAACCATCTATTACAGCAAGTTCATCTGCTTTAGCCTTTCCCCATGCACTTCCAAGTAAAACACCTTCAATAATTTTTTCAATTTTTTCACCAACACCAAATTGAAATTCTCTATTATCTGGATCAAATGTCATTGATCCTCTAGTAATCACTTTTGTTCCGTCTGGGTTTTCTCTTATTTGACCGTCAACTAATGTTTTAAAAGGAATATTTCCGTAGGCAAATTGATCATCTGTAATAAGTGCTTGTCCTAATTCGTTTTCGTTTTCATTTATAACTGCATTTGCTCTTATACTACGAGGATTTGGTATTTGTCTATTGATTTGTGCTAGATTTCTTTCAGCTTGTAGTTTTTCAAACGGATCTGCAAATCCAGAGAGTGTTTGTTCTAATGCTGTAACTCTAGGTTGGTTTGCTTGTCGAATTAATCTAGCATCTGATACTGCTGTTTGTCTTTGCCCTTCAGCAATATCTCTTTGTCTTCTAGCTCTATCACGTAATGAATATTCGTATTGTCTAGAAGTAGTTATATAAGCTCCATCCGAATTTAATAAACTAATATCTTGTGGGAAATCTATTCTAAATTCATGCGGAATATAATTTGTATCTTGTCTAGCTTTTTCAGTTTCAATTTTGTTTAGATGCTCTTCTAAACTAAATTCTCCCCAAGATAAGATTTCTCCTACACTTCCCCCTTTTAAAGCAGCATCGTTTGGTATTCTACATATTTGATCAAAAAAGGCTTTGTGATTCCAAGGTATAGCACTCACTTGATACATAGCACCTGCTGCTGTGACTTCAAACGTTACATTTATCAAAGACAATACTAAATTGTGCGATGGCAATATTTTTGTATTATTGTTATCATCAAAACCTTTAAATGTGCATTTGAATAAAAATGGTGCATTCAAATAACTTACACCAACACCAAGTGCTTGCTCAGTTGCAATACTTAAACTTTGAAAAAATAACCCAACGCTACCTGGTTCTATTACTTGAAAATCAATTTGTATTGCATTTGAAAAACTAGTTCCTGGATTAGCAGTAGGCAAGTAGCTTGCATTAACATTGTCTATAAAAAATTCAACATTTGTTCCAGTATCGTCCTCAATAGCTGTAGTTATACTTTTGTCAGAGAACCCTCCAGACTTGATAATGGTAACTGCTGCACCATCTTTATAACTTTGTTCGCCGTTGGCTTGTCTAGCGTTTAAAACACCAAATTCAAAGTTATAGTTGTAGGTAGCAAAACTGTTTAAAGGGTTTTCTAATGCCATTTATCCTCCAAGCACAGAGTCAAGTGTAGTTTTTTGCGGTAATTTAATAGTTGTTCCTGCTCTAAAATCAAAGACTGGATCTTTGATAATATCCATGTTGCGTAGAGCAAATACCCACCATAATTTTGCATTACCATATAAGTCAAAACTTAACAAATCTGGTCTATATGTATATTGCGGTTCAATAGTATATGTTACATCATTTTCTACTGCGGGTAAAAATCTTGGTTGGTATATATCCATGTAACTTTCATTTATAGGTGTTTCAAAGTAAGGACTTGAAGCTGAATATTTTGCCATTAGATAAATCCTCCATTAGTTTTATTGCCAATGTAATCACCTTTAATAAATGATTCTAAGTTAAAATTCTTTTGTGCTGTTCTACTGTATGCTGGAGCAACTGTTACGTTAATAGTGCTTAATGTAGGAACGTAACAATAATTACCAGACACATTTATTTGATCATCAAGTGATACCTGATCTTCTAAAGGAACTTTGATGTAATCTACTGCATTTGGTAAATCTAGGTTAAACATCTTTACAATAACAGGTGTATGGTCAAATATAAAATTACCATATCCAGATAATGCCACTCTAGGCGGTGGATGACCTTGCAAAGGTCCTTGCCCATAGAACATTTTTGTAATACTTCTTAAAAAATGCACTGCTGCTACCCAATATGCTCCGTCTCTTTCGTTTTCTACAGGAAATTCTGCACTAATTGTGATATCTTCTATCCTACTTGATTCATATACATGATAAGGATAGTTTGTATGCACAGGTTGTATTTGATCATAATTTGCCATGCTAGACAAAAGAATCTGTGGTGTTGTAGGAAAAACTAAACTGTAATCACTTAAAAAAAGAGGTGACAAAATTTGACTTTGCGTAAAATAATCCGGTGCAGCAGGAAGATGAATACGCACACGCCAATCTTCGCCGTTTTGTTGATTACCTGCGGCTAATCTTGCTTGTCTTACTGTTGCAGTATTAGGTGAAGCACCGTAGCTTACTTGTGTTCCTAATCTACCCTGGCTTACAAAGGTAATAAAGTCTTCTGCATTGCCAGAAGAAAATACCTTTCTTGCAGCATCAATTGTGCGCACTGTTTTTACAATTGGATTACTATTAAAAGCTGTTTGCACAGTGTTTACCAGCTGACCAACTACATTTATTACAGACATATTCAATCTCCTATATAGTATTTAGTTGACAAAATTATCTACGTAGTTTATTATAAATACAAGTAAGGAGACCTCATGGCAAGAAGAGTTAATTATCTCAACAACAAAGACATGTTAATTGAGATACATAGATCAAAAAATTCATTTGCAAGTTATTTAGAAAAAGAACATGCAGACTACGATTTAATTTTGAATAGTATTGATAAAATCAATGTTAGAACTATTGCTGAAGCAAAACGTGCAAAAGCAAAAAAACAATCAAATGAAATTTATGAACAAGCTAAAGCAAATGGTAAAAAAGTTAAACAAGCCGAATGCGAAGTAGATTACAGAAAAATCAAAAAAGACGAACTAATATTTCGTATTATGACATTTGAACACATTCCTGAAGAGCCAGGACGTAAGAAAAACCCTAAAACAGAAGCAGATAAAAAAACAAAACTACCTTTTCCACCTTATCAGCACTACAAGTTTGATGAAAACGATAATTTAATTTGTGTAGGCAAAAGTCATTGGGTTGGTGGCATGGAAAATGGACATTTTTCAAAAGATCACGGTAAGGCAACTAACAAACTTGCTATGATGTGGATGAAACTTGTAGATAGATATGCTACTAGAGGCAATGTTCGTGGATATACTTATAATGACGAAATGAAAGGTCAAGCAATATTGCAACTTGCACAAATTGGTTTGCAGTTTGATGAATCAAAATCACAAAACCCATTTGCATATTACACAGCCGCAGTTACAAATAGCTTTGTTAGAGTGATTAATTTGGAAAAACGTAACCAAAATATTAGAGACGATATACTAGAAATGAACGATCTTAACCCAAGTCATACTAGAATGCACCAAGGCGAATGGGAAGCAGCCTTGCGTAGAGAAAAAGAAAGTAATTGACAATCTCAAAATAATGTTTTATACTACAAGTTGGTAGAAGGAATAACAATTTGTTTAAAAAAGCCGCTGTCTTTACGGATATCCACTTTGGATTGAAGGGTAATTCGCGAGTTCATAACCAAGATTGTGAAGAATATGTAGATTGGTTTATCAAAACTGCAAAAGAACATGGGTGTGAAACAGCCTTGTTTACTGGTGACTGGAATCACAACAGAAACAGCTTAAATTTAACAACTATGGATTCTGGTATACGCAGTTTAGAAAAGCTAGGTGCAGCATTTGACAAGTTTTATATGTTTGCTGGCAATCACGATTTGTATTACAAGGATAAACGTGACGTAAAATCTACTGAATTTGCAAGACATATACCTGGTGTGACAGTTATTGAAGATATACATATCGAAGATGACGTTGCATTAGTGCCTTGGTTAGTAGGTGACGAATGGAAACGTATGAGTAGCATTGAAGCAAAGTATCTGTTTGGACACTTTGAACTTCCTAGTTTTTACATGAATGCTATGGTGCAAATGCCAGATCACGGCGAACTGAAAAGCGAACACTTTGTAAATCAAGAGTATGTATTCAGTGGACACTTCCACAAGCGTCAGAAGCAAGGCAAGATCCACTACATTGGTAATGCTTTCCCACACAACTATGCAGATGCTTGGGATGATGACCGCGGTATGATGATATTAGACCGTGAGAATGGTGCAGAACCAGAGTATATCAACTGGCTAGACTGCCCTAAGTATAGAACTGTAAGGCTATCTCAGTTGATCGATGAAAAAGATACAATGCTAAAAAGCAAAATGTATCTAAGAGTTACCTTAGACTTGCCAGTAAGTTATGAAGAAGCTAGTTTCATTAAAGAAACATTTATTAGAGATTATGATTGCCGTGAAATAACACTTATTCCACACAAACAACTTGAAGAAATAAACACAGAACTTGACATTGCACAGTTTGAAAGTGTTGATCAAATTGTTAGCAACGAAATTATGGCAATTGACAGTGACAACTTTGATAAGGCATTGTTGTTAAACATTTACAACGGTTTAGAATGATTAAATTAAAAGATCTTACAGTAAAAAACTTTATGAGTGTGGGTAATGTTACCCAAGCAGTTGATTTCCAAGAGGATCAACTCACTCTAGTGCTTGGTGAAAATTTAGATCAAGGAGGTGACGACACTGGATCACGAAACGGAACAGGCAAAACTACAATAATCAATGGATTATCTTACGCCTTGTTCGGCCAAGCACTAACAAATATCAAGCGTAACAACTTGATAAACAAAACCAACAGCAAGGGCATGTTGGTTACACTAAACTTTGAAAAAGGTGGTAACAAATACCGCATTGAACGTGGTAGATCGCCTAACATACTAAAGTTTTACGTAAACGACAGTGAACAACTTGATGAATTAGAAGATAACAGTCAAGGCGACAGTAGAAAAACACAAGAAACTATCAATGACTTGTTGGATATGAGTCATGATATGTTCAAACACATTGTTGCACTTAATACATACACAGAACCTTTCCTAAGTATGCGAGCAAATGACCAAAGAGCTATTATTGAACAGCTACTTGGTATTACAATACTTACAGAAAAGGCAAATTTATTAAAAGACAGTATCAGATTAACAAAAGATACTATTACAGAAGAAACATTAAAGATAGAAGCTATACAAAAAGCCAACGAAGGCATTGAAAACACTATTAACAATCTAAAACAAACGCAACGTGCATGGAAAGCCAAGCATAATACCGATATTGAACGTTTAGAGTCTGCTATTATAGAGCTAGAACAACTAGATATTGATGCAGAATTAGATAGTCATGAAAAATTGCAAAATTGGACTGAGTTAAACGCTGCAATTGCTGCACTTAACAAAGAAAAAGCCACATTAGAAAGTGCTCTAATGAGAGCAAACAAAAGTGTAGATAACGCAACCAAGGATATTGCAGAACTTGACGATGCTACTTGTTATACATGTGGACAAGCACTACATGAAGACAAAAAAGCAGAGATTCTTGCAACTAAAAGCAAAGATTTGCAAGATTCTATGGCATATCAGACAGAAGTTGCTGGAAAATTAGATGATGTTGTTAAAGGTCTTAACAAAATTGGTGATATCAACGGTCGTCCTACAACATTTTATGAAACTGTAAAAGAAGCATATGAACATAGAAACAATGTAGATAATTTGAAGAAATCTTTGCTAAGTAAACAGCAAGAAGAAGATCCTTACCAGGCACAAATTAACGATTTAACCAATACAGCATTACAAGAGATCAATTGGGCACCTATTAACGAACTAAACAATGTAAAAGAGCATCAAGACTTCTTGTTGAAGTTACTTACAAACAAAGATTCGTTTATTAGAAAGAAGATTATTGATCAAAACTTAGCATATCTAAACAATAGGCTAACTTACTACTTAGATAAAATAGGCTTACCGCATCAAGTTGTGTTCCAAAATGATTTAAACGTAGAAATTACACAGCTAGGACAGGATTTAGACTTTGATAACTTGTCACGTGGCGAACGTAACAGGCTAATACTCGGTCTTTCCTTTGCATTCCGCGATGTTTGGGAAAGTTTATATCAAGGCATTAACTTGTTGTTCATTGACGAGCTTATTGATAGCGGAATGGACACAGCAGGCGTAGAAAACAGCATAGGCATACTGAAAAAGATGACTAGAGAGCGTGATAAGAACGTTTTCTTGATTAGTCACAAGGACGAACTAGTTGGTAGAGTCAACAATGTTCTAAGAGTGGTAAAGGAAAACGGGTTCACTAGTTATGCAACAGACATTGACATTGTAGAATGAACGAATCGGATACACATGACAAAATAGTGTTAGCAGTCCTTGAATATTTTGAACTAAACGAAATATTCAACCACAGGCCTGCAGAACTAAAGCGTAGGAAGGTGCGTAAAAAGCTATCTGAACTACGCAATCTATGCAATGTTAGGCGAGAAGAAATACTACAAGAACATATTAGGCATGTAAAAGACGGCAGAGCAAAAAATAATCCAGAAAAGGCACGAGAAGCAAAGACAAACAAGTAACTATTATATGAATTGGACTTACAAAGGTAAAGAAATAACCGAAATATCGGATGAATATGAAGGATTCGTTTACCTTATAACCAATTTAACAGACAATCGCAAATATGTAGGCAAAAAACTAGCTAAATTTAAAACAACCAAGCCACCTCTAAAAGGCAAAAAGAACAAACGCAGAGGTCACAAAGAATCAGATTGGCGAGACTATTGGGGATCATCAGATAAACTAATAGCAGACGTAGAAAAATTAGGCGAAAACAAATTCACTAGAGAAATACTTTACTTTTGTAAATCTAGAGGCGAAATGTCATACTTAGAGGCACGAGAACAATTTGAACGTAGAGTTTTAGAAACAGATGAATACTACAATGGTATTATAAACGTTCGAGTTGGTGGTTCAAAAATACTTAGAGAAAATTTAAAGGCACATCAGGACACTGTTTGATCGGAATTGTTCGATCCACCTTGAGCTTCACGTAACCACGTGATCAGATACTGGTGAAGTCCAACAGGCTGTATGCTACGAAAACCCCTTAGCACTAGGAACGAAGCGGGGGATAGCGCATTTTGCGTGATGTCGACGTAGGTTGGGAAAGGTCAGAGCCCAGTAGCATAGTCAAATACCTACTTCCGATCTCGGCCATGCTACTCGTATGAAGCTTTGAGAAGATGGAACCGCTAGTAGGTTCCGTCTGACCAATTAATCTGTATGAAACTACAGTGCTTCGCACTTAAGATAAACAAATATGTGTTGAGTGACAACGAAAACACAGATGAACGTAGTTCATCTTAATAGTAGTAAATATAATATGGCAACAGAATTAGTAAGAAATATTGTAAAAAAAGCAAATACTCCACAAATGTGTTGGAGAACACCTAATAGTGGACAGTGTGGTAAGTGTGAACGCAATTGGGCAAGTGATGAAGAAGATGGCGTGTTTCATATTGATGAAAAAGATTTAAACATACTCCTTGATATGCTTAAAGGATATGAATATGAAACTATCACTCGTAAAAAAGAGATAAAAAATATATACAAAGAAAGTTGGACATTGCCAGTTGGTAGAGTTACTAGTGACACTAGTAGATTGCCACGAATTGTTTTGCTGTTAGAGTCAACTTTAGGTAATGCTGTGATAACAGGTAAAGTTATTCAAGCAGCAAACACATTGAGTTGGAGCAGCACCTGTGAAATACGTGATAAAATTATTCTTGGATTAGGTTTCAAGGATAGAGGTGGCAAAGAAGTGTTTGCTGATGAAAAGTTAAAACAAATATATGCAGAAGATAAATAATTTATATTAAGGAAACTCTCATGAAAGTATTTCAAGTTATTGCAGAACAAAATGAATTAGATGAAATTGGATTAAATCCGTTTGGAAAACTTGCTCGTCAACAACGTGCAGCAAATAAAGCTGGCAAACAAAGTATAAAAGACGAAGTAAATCAATTGCGTATTGAGTTTAACGCATTTCTTAAAACAAGCAAGCAGCCTGCAACTGCTGGCACACTGTTAAATTACTTGAAGCAAAAAGGTTACGGAGCAGAAGCAGCAGCTATTATTAAAGCACTACCAAGCAAAGGCAGCAAGATGAGAGCAAAAGCTGCTGCACAGGATAAAAAAGCAGCAGCCCAAGCAGCAGCACAAAAGACAGCAGCTGGTCAAGCAGCAGCCGCAGCTGGTTTAGGCAATCAAGGAAGTGCAGCAAGCATTAACAAGATGCCAGCTGATCAACAGAAGATTGCAAGACTAGCAGCAAGTCAATACGATGAAGCAGCAGCAGGCGATGTATTAAGCGGCGGACAAATCAAAAGTGTTATTGACCAAGTTGTAAGAAAAGGCTTTACTAGCAAAGCAGGATATTCAAAAGGTAAATTTGCTGGTGACGAACCACCTGCAACATTTAAGTCTGCTCAGGGTGCACCAGGTGATGCAACACAAAAAGCAATTGCACTTTTGAAAAAAGCAGGTTACACTGTAACTAAAGATTAAAAAAACGGCTGTTGTGTTTTCTTAGCAACTTCTAAATTATCTTCGGCAAGTTTAGCTATAACTTCTCTGTCCTCTGGAGACAGCATAAAAGCATCATCATAACTCAAACCACCACGCATGTGCCAAACCATTTTGGCTAAATCGTAGCGGAGTTGTTTAATTTCTTCTTCTTGGACCTTGACCTCTTGTAATATTTTCTCCACGGGGAGAGCCAAGATCCTTATGCGAAAAAATTTGAAGCGTCAAAGTTAATAGGCACTTCAAATGTTTCAGGAGCGCCAGTTGCTCTATCCTCTTCTGTTGTGACAATTTTTCTTGGTTTTACAGCAAATTTTTTGCGTTGATTATCAACATGGTCAAGCAGTGACTTGTAAAATTCAACAGGTGCGTTCTGTAAAAACTCCATGATGTGATTTTTATCAGTTACAGTTTGATCACCTACTGTGATGCTTACAACACTTGAATACACACTTGTTAGATTCATTTCTGTGAGTCTTGAGAATGTTTCATTAAACTGAGATAGTTTTTCTACTTCACTCAATTTTTCGTCATCAACAATACGAAGAATACGCTGTTCTTCAAATGTTTTGAGTGCAACATCTGTAAACTGTCTATAGTTCATTGGTTGTGTTTCTACTTTAAACTCGTTGTGTTCAAAGATTGGATCATAAGTTTGACTGTTAAGTTCGTCTAGTAATTCAACTAAGTTTGTTTCAAAGCTACGCTCTTCTGCTGTGCCTGGAATAGTTATATCCATAGTTAACATTTCACCATAAGTTGCAATACGAATTGCTGTAAGCAGTGCATCAAGATCAATACTTGGCACCATCCATGCGTTCTTGATAGCAGGCACACAGTTTTGAATCACATTGACTGTGCTTTGTCCGTTGAGCAATGCATCAGGCGTTTTGATCATGATTTCGTCTTTTGCCGTCATAGGATAAACTGCATATTGATTGTTTTCTGTTTTTTCTAGCGATCCAGGTGCATAGAACAACCCTTTACTAGGTAAATCGATAAACAATTTGGGCTGACGAAAATGTTTCATCAGCGGATTTGCTGTTATTTCGCTCATATTTTTCTCCGGATAAATAACTTATACAGTATATACCATATTTAATTAAGTGCGTAGTTAATTTAGGAATCAAAAGTGACTGATACAGATATTCGTAATGTAGGTGGACCAGATGGTGTAGCCAGTGAAGCAACTCTTATGAGACTTGTTGAATTAACAAGATCAATGCAAAGAGGCACCAATGCTGCGGCTCAAGCTGAAGCTAGACTACGCAAAGCACACAATGATTCTGTAGCAAAAGGCACAAAAGAACTTGGACTACTTGGTAAAGCAGCTGACCTAGCTGGAAAAGGTTTAAACAAGTATGCCAATGTTTTGCAACACGGTGTTAGTGGTGTAAGCGACTTTAGCAAATACATTTTAGGCAGCAACAGCGCACTACAAAGACTAGTTGAATATGCTGACCAAAGCACACATCAATTTAGAGAACTAAGCCAAGTTGGTGCAGGATTCAGCAACAGTATTTTTGAAATGAACAAAGTTGCTGCAACCAGTGGCATGGCTATGACACAGTTTTACGAAACTATATCTGGCAACAGCGAAGTGTTAAGGATGCTAGGCGGCACAGTCACAGACGGTGCAAAACGTTTCTCAGAAATATCAAAAGGTATCCGTCAAAGTGATCTTGGTCAAAGACTTTTACAATTAGGATTTACTGCTCAAGATATCAACGAAGGCTTTCTGTCTTATTCAAACAACATGCAACGCCAAGGATTATTGCAACGCATGAGCAATGCAGAGTTAATTGAAGGCAGTGCAAACTATCTAAAAGAAATTGACTTGCTTGCAAAAGCAACAGGCAAAAACAGACAAGAATTATTGAATCAAACCAGCGAGTTGCAAAACAGTGCAGCATTCCAGGCATTGCAAGCAAGAGCAAGTGCTGACGGTGCAGGACAACTGGAACGCAACATGGCAAGTCTTGCAAGTTTCTTACCAGGCTTTACTGGCGACATCATGGACATGGCAAGTGGATTGCGTGGTAGCCAATTAGAAATAGGTTTGAGTCAAAGTGCTGCTGGTCAACAAATGGTTAACTTGATTAGAAACATGGAAGGTATGAGCAATACTGAATTCCTAAGAAACATGCAGCAACTTGGTCCTCTTATTGGTAATACTGTTGCAGCAATGGATCCAGCACAGATTAGAGCATTGAGAGCACAAGGTAGTCCTTTGGCTGCACTGTTTGATGCGATGCCTGCCTTTAGAGCAATGGCAAACATTGATCCTGATGCAGCTGAAAAAGAACAAGAACAACGTAATAAACTAACAGAATTGTTTGCAGGATTTTCAGATGCAATATCAAGATTGTCATCATTTATCTTAGAGGAATTTTTGAACAGTGAAACGTTTGAATCTTTGAAAAGAATTGGCAACAGCCTGTCTGAGACATTCAAACAATTGTTTGGCGAACAAGGTGAAAGCGGTGCTTTTGCTAATGCAAGCGAAGGCATTAAAAATTTTACAACAACAATTGATACATGGTTTGTTGAAAATATTACTCAACCGTTACAAGCATTTATAGATGATTTTAATAACTTTAGTGCAGAAGGCGGAACACCTTTAGAATTTTTGAAAATGAAAGTCACAGAAGCAGGTAATGCTATTGCTGACTATTTGTTAGGTCCTATTGAAAGTGAACCTGGAGGTCCAAACAGAGGACAACGAGCTGGCGGCATACTTAAAAAAATCACAGACGGTATAGCAAATGCATTCAGCGGAGACGGTGCAAGTAATTTTTTAACTAGTATCAGTGATAGTATTAAAGGTGTATACGAAAAACTAACAGCAGACGGAACATTTATAAGTGATGTAACAAAAAGTGTCACTGACATTTTTACAAACCTAACAAGCGATCAAGGTTTTATAACAAACATCAGTAATGCAGTAACTAAAATATTCACAGACTTAACAAGCGATCAAGGGTTTATTACAAAAATTAATGATGCAATTTCAAGTATTTTTTCTGATCAAGGTGTAATTTCTAGTGTAAGCACTGCCTTTAGTGATTTTATGAAGAACAATACTGTAATACAAGCAATGTCAGATGCTATATCAAATGCAATGGATACTGTAGAAACCAGTCTGCGTGACTGGCTTGGTATGTCTCCAGGTGAAACGTTTACACAAAAATTAACCTCACTAGTCACAGACTTGACAAATTCAATTTTAGATATTATAAATGAAAAGATACCAACATTAATTAGCACAGCAGTAAGTGCTGCGGTAAAAGCTGTTACCGGAGAAGGTAAAAGAACATCAGTTACTGGTACACCCGATAGTGCTGGAGCAGAAACTATATTAAATGACATTCAAGGAGATGGACTATTAAATTTTGACGATCTTGCTAAATTTGGATTATACGGATTAACAGATGTTAATGAAGTGGGTGGACAAGAATTAGTAAATAAGATATTCGCAGCAAGCGGCTTAGACACTGGGTTCTGGGCTGGCAACGTCCAAAATTCGTGGAGTAACAATAGAACTGTTGGCGATTTAAGCAGAGCATTGGATGAATTGAGAATACAAAATCAACAAGGAACAATTTCTAATGAAGCGTTAGAACTATTAGGACAACTAAATGCAGCATTACCAAACAAAAGAGTTGGCACATTAAGAGCAACTGGAAATCCGTTTGAACAAAAAGATGGATTACAGTTTGTGCATAGAGGAGAACAGATTATACCAGCAGGCGAAGCTAATATGACTCGTCAGTCTGATGTGGTTGCTGCCATAAATCGGTTAAATACTACTACCATGCAATTACTCGCAGCAACAAATCAAACCAACCGCGGAGTTCGCGGAATTAGCAACGACTTCTTGAAAGGAGCGTTAACAGTATGAGTTGGAAGAAACACTTTACTCCAGTAGCCACAAGTATGAATGTTGGCGGTAGCTATTCGCCTTTTAGCTTTAACAAAGGCCAAGGCGTAGGTCCAGCAGCAGCAAACTACAGTTCTCACTTACCAGATGTTTATGTTGGTTCACCAAACCGTATTGAACGCTATGGTCAATACAACACCATGGACAACGACAGTGAAGTAAATGCTGCTCTTGACATACTTGCAGAGTTCTGTTCGCAGAAAAACAAAGAAAATCAAACTCCATTTAAACTGGTATTCAGCAAAGCACCAACCAACACTGAAGTTCAAGTAATTGGCCAGTATCTTAAACAGTGGTGCAAGATACAAGAATTTGAAAAGCGTATCTTTAAAATTATTAGAAACGTGTTTAAGTTTGGCGATCAGTTCTTTATTAGAGATCCAGAAACACAAAAGTGGTTTCATGTTGATCCAGCCAATGTAACTAAAATTATTGTTAACGAATCACAAGGCAAACGTCCAGAACAGTATATTGTCAAAGACATTAACATTGCCTTTGAAGCACTGAGTGCAACAAAAATCAACACAAATCAAGCATATGGCCCAGGCGGCGGCGCTGGCTATCAAACACTTGATCAAAAATATATGACAGGAAGAACACCTGACAGCAACAACAGTAGATTTGGCAACGAAGCAAATGAAACAGCAGTTGATGCACAACATGTGGTTCACTTGTCAATGAGCGAAGGATTAGACCAAAACTTTCCTTTTGGCAACAGTTTGCTAGAAAGTATTTTCAAAGTATACAAGCAAAAAGAACTGCTTGAAGATGCGATTATTATCTATCGTGTCCAACGTGCGCCTGAGCGCAGAGTATTCTACGTTGATGTGGGCAACATGCCATCACACCTTGCTATGCAGTTTGTGGAGCGTGTAAAAACGGAAATTCATCAAAGAAGAATCCCATCCAAGACAGGCGGTGGCCAAACAGTCATAGACAGCAGTTACAACCCGCTATCAATTAACGAAGACTACTTCTTTCCTCAAACTGCTGAAGGCCGCGGCAGTAAGGTTGAAACACTACCAGGCGGAACAAATCTGGGAGAAATTGACGATTTAAAGTATTTTACAAACAAATTACTACGTGGCTTGCGTATTCCTTCGAGCTACTTGCCAACTGGCGCAGATGACAGTGCAAGCCAATACAATGATGGTAGAGTGGGCACAGCGTATATTCAAGAATTGCGTTTCAACAATTATTGCGAACGCTTGCAAAGCATGATTACTGATGTTTTTAACAATGAATTCAAACTGTATCTCAATAAGAAAGGTATCAATGTCGATGTTGCTATGTTTGATCTAAAACTGCAACCTCCGCAAAACTTTGCAAGTTATAGACAAGCTGAACTTGATAACAACAGAATATCAACTTTTGCACAAATGCAACAAATTCCGTTTATTTCCAATAGATTTGCTCTTGGACGTTTCTTAGGATTGAGCAAAGAGGAAATTGCAGAAAACGAAAGACTGTGGCGTGAAGAAAACGACGAATACTTTAATGCAGGTGATGTTGATGCGGCAGCACAATTAAGAGATGCAGGTATCACCGGAAGCGACATCAATAATGATTTAGAAGCTACAGCAGGAGATGAAGTAGAAACTGACGATATTGCAGCTGGAGGTGACGAAACTGCGGTAGGAGCAGACGATACTGCAACAGAGGCATAAATAATACTATGATACTACGTGAGTTATATTATTTTGATAAACAGACTATGGAACCCAAAGAGGACCAGAGATACATCGCCGACGACGATGAAACACCAATTTCAATGGATGATACAAGAAAAACTAGACTCACGCTAAAAGATATAAACAGGGCACGTAGGGCAGACGATGCTCATAAAAGAGAAGCTGAAAAAGACTTACTATATGTTAGGGCAATGTATGGACTAGCTGCTCAAGGTGGTGAAGAAGCAGTAGCATAGGAGTCAATTATTGCCCAAAGTATATATTCCTGGCGAAACTAAAGCTCAAAGAAAAGCAAGAAAAAAAGAAGAGAAAGCAGCTATAAATCAAGCAGCTAAACTTCATGCACGGGTAAGAGAATTACCTAAACCTCCTCCGCCACCTATAAGCCCAGGTCCTAGTGATCAAATAAAACAAAATGACACTTGTTTTGTATTAGGCAATGGAACCAGTAGAAAAGGCATAATTTTAGAAGAACTACGCCCGCTTGGCACAATTTATGGTTGTAATGCTTTGTATAGAGAGTTTATTCCTGATTATTTGGTAGCAGTTGATACAAAAATGATTAGGGAAATATCAACTAACGGTTATCAACACAAGTATCCAGTATGGACAAATCCTAACAAGTATAGTAGAAGTGTGCAAAATATAAACCTATTTCAACCTAATCTTGGTTGGAGCAGTGGACCTACTGCATTGAACTTTGCAAGTCAACAAAAACCCAAAGAAATATACATTCTTGGTTTTGACTATCAAGGCATAGGTATTAGAAATGAATTGGTAAACAATATGTATGCTGGCACCGAAAACTATAAAAACATCAATGATAGAGCAACTTATTTTGGAAATTGGGAAAGACAAACAGCAAGTGTAATTCAAAAAAATCCAAAAATTAGATATATAAGAGTAGTTCCTGAAGAAGGATTTTTTACTCCAAAAAGTTTAGAAGGACACGATAATTTAAGACACATTACTATAGAAAAATTTAAAAAATCTTTAAAATTATCATAAGTGCGCACAAAATAGGCTCGTTTGAGCCCATTTCTGCGTATATTTTCCTATAAAGTGTAAATATAACTGACAGCCTTGACAATAAAGGAGAATGACATGACTGATCAAACAAAATTCGAGGAAATGCTCGAAAAACTAGTTAACGAGGACCGTGATGGCGCAGAAGCACTATTCCACGAAATCGTTGTAGAAAAATCAAGAGAAATTTATCAAAACATTTTAGACGAAGCTGACGAAGAAGTTGAAGAGACTACAGATGAAGAAGTAGATGAAGCAACTGACGAAGAAGTAGACGAGTCAGAAGATGACGATCTAGATGAAGCAACTGATGAAGAAGTTGACGAGTCAGAAGATGACGATCTAGACGAAATGTTTGGACTAGATGAGCCAGAAATGGAAGCAGATCCAGCAATGGACATGATAGGTGACATTGAAGGTGGCGACGAAGGCGACATGGACATGGACGACGAAGGCGACGACGACGAAGAAGCCGAAGGTCCAGAAGAAGCAATGGCTGATCTAGAAGATGCACTAGAAGCATTAAAAGCAGAATTTGAAAAAATGATGGGTGACGAAGAGCCAGGCGACGAAGAGCCAGGCGACGAAGAGCCAGAAGAAGAAGCAATGGCATTCGAAGCAGATGACGAAGAAGTTGAAGAAGCAGCTGACGAAGAAGTTGAAGAAGCAGCTGACGAAGAAGTTGAAGAGTCAAAAGAGGCAAAAACAGCAAGCGAACAAATGCGTGAGTATGTAGAAAAAATCACACCAAAAATGGGTGATACTGGCACAAACGGCACAAAATCAGCAGTAGCAGGTAAAAACGATATGGGCGGAACATCTGCAAATATCGCACAAGGTTCAGCTGATGAAAAAGGCGGAACAGGCGCAGCAGCACCAAAAGAAGATAGCGCAGGGAATGTTAACACTCCAGGCGGTAAGGCTTCAAAATCAATGAAGTCGCAAAGCCCAGCGAAAGCTGGAGAAGCAGCCAACAAAAAACCTGTAATGGGTGGCTGATAAGTTAAGGAGTTTAGATGTTTCGATTAACTGAATGTCTGAGTTTTGACCAAGCTAGAATGGTCGTTGAGTCTGCTGAAAACGATACAGGCGGTAAAGATTTGCACATGAAAGGCATCTTTATCCAGGGTGGAGTTCTTAACGCAAATAAGCGTGTCTATCCGGTAGAAGAAATTGGCAGGGCTGTCACCACGCTCAATGAGCAGATAGCTAACGGATACTCAGTGTGCGGTGAAGTCGATCATCCTGAAGGACTTAATATTAACTTAGATCGTGTAAGCCATATGATCACAGATATGTGGATGGATGGCCCAAACGGTTATGGTAAGTTGAAGATTTTACCAACTCCGATGGGACAACTAGTTAAAACAATGCTTGAAAGCGGAGTAAAATTAGGTGTTTCATCGAGAGGTAGTGGTGAAGTTGATAACCAAGGTAATGTCCAAGGTTTTGAAATAATCACTGTGGACGTTGTGGCTCAGCCCAGCGCCCCTGGTGCATATCCAACTCCAATTTACGAACAACTCATGAATGAAAGAGGTGGATATAAGGCATTTCTCACAAGTAGAGAAGTTCAAGGCGATCCAAAGGCACAAAAATACATTGCAGAGAGCTTATTAAACATAATAAGCAGGCTCCAATAAAGGAGAAAATAATGGAAGCACTAAAATCCCTTTTAGAAAGCGATGTAATTTCAGAAGCAATGAAACAAGAAATTGAAGAAGCGTGGAATAGTAAAGTGGAAGAAAACCGCCTTGCTGTTACTAGTGAACTTCGTGAGGAATTTGCAAAAAAATATGAGCACGATAAAGGTGTGATGATTGAAGCTATTGATACTATGGTAACTGAAAAGTTAACTGAAGAAATGGCTGAGTTTGCAGAAGACCGTAAGCAACTTGCTGAACAAAAAGCAAAATATGCAGTAGCTATGAAAGAAAATGCAAACTTGATGAATAAGTTTGTAACAGAAACATTAGCTAAAGAGGTCGGAGAACTACACGAAGATCAAAAAGCTATGGCTAACAAGTTTACCGTGCTTGAAGAATTTGTTGTTGAACAACTTGCAAAAGAAATTGCAGAGTTTAATGAAGACAAAAAAGACCTTGCTGAAACAAAAGTGCGCCTAGTGCGCGAAGGTAAGGCACACTTCGATAAAGTCCGCAAAAACTTTATCGAAAGAAGTGCTAAAGCAATCTCTGAAACAGTTGACTCAGCCCTACGTGGAGAAATTAGTCAACTTAAAGAAGATATTGACGCAGCACGTCAAAATGATTTTGGTAGAAAGATTTTTGAAGCATTTGCTAATGAATACATGGGTTCACACCTAAACGAAAAATCAGAAGCCAAAAAGTTATTGAAAGTTGTTGATGCGAAAGACAAACAAATTGCAGAAGCAAAAGAATTAGCAATAAAAGCTAAAACTATTGCAGAAGCAAGAGATGCAGAGGTTAAGCGTCTAGTCGAAGCACAAGAACGTTCAAAAGTAATGAACGAACTTATTGGACCTTTAAGCAAGGACCAAAAAGACATTATGACAGACTTACTGGAATCAGTTCAAACTGCAAAACTACGTTCTGCATTTGATAAGTATCTTCCATCAGTAATTGATGGCAATAGTCCAGCAAAGCAGAAGGCACAGCTTACAGAGGCAAAAGAAATTACAGGCAATAAAGAAACACAAAGTTCTAACTCACCAAGCGATCACAATGTCGTAGACATTAAACGCTTGGCTGGAATATAAGGAGAAGAAAATGTCAGAACTATTAGAAAGTCGCTGGCAGGAGACAAAAAGTGCCTTGACTGAAGGCCTAAAAGGCAACAAAAAAGCTGTTATGGAAACAACTCTTGAAAATACTCGTAAGCATTTGATGGAGACTGCAACAGCTGGTGCTACTTCTGCTGGTAATGTCGCAACATTAAACCGTGTGATCCTCCCAGTGATCAGACGTGTTATGCCAACCGTTATTGCTAACGAGTTGGTCGGCGTTCAGCCAATGACTGGTCCAGTTGGTCAAATCCACACATTGAGAGTTCGTTATGCAGACGCATTCAACTCAACAAGTGGAACAGATGCCGCAGCAGGCGATGAAGCTCTTAGCCCATTCAAAATTGCTGAAGGTTATTCTGGTGCAGCTGATGATAAAGCAGCAGCTACATCTGCACTTGAAGGTGCAGCTGGTAACAGACTAAGCATCCAAATCTTGAAGCAAACAGTCGAAGCCAAATCACGCAAACTAAGCGCACGTTGGACATTCGAAGCAGCTCAAGACGCTCAGTCACAGCATGGTATCGACGTAGAAGCAGAAATCATGGCAGCACTTGCTCAAGAGATTACTGCTGAAATCGACCAAGAAGTAATTGCAAGCCTAACATCATTGGCAGGCTCAGCAGCTGAAACATACAACCAAGCAGGTGTATCAGGGACAGCAACATTTGTTGGCGACGAACATGCAGCTCTTGCAGTTCAAATCAACAAAGTGTCAAACCTAATTGCTCAGCGCACACGCAGAGGCGCAGGTAACTGGGCTGTTGTTTCACCAACTGTATTGACAATCCTGCAATCAGCAACAACTTCAGCTTTCGCAAGAACAACTGAAGGAACTTTTGAAGCACCAACTAACACAAAACTAGTTGGAACATTGAACAACGCAATGAAAGTATATGTAAACACATATGCATCTTCAGATGATGTTCTTGTTGGCTACAAAGGCACAAGCGAATCAGACGCAGCAGCGTTCTACTGCCCATACATTCCATTGATGAGCAGTGGTGTTGTGCTTGACCCAGACACATTCGAGCCAGTTGTATCATTTATGACTCGTTACGGATATGTTGAGTTAAACAACACAGCTTCGTCTCTTGGTAACGCAGCTGATTACCTAAGCAAAGTTGCAGTAACAACTGCAAACCTAAGCTTCAGCTAAGTTATACAAACTTTAAAAACTTAACAAATAGGCCCTACGGGGCCTATTTTATTGAGTAAATACTGCAAGGAGAATCGCAATGTTTAAAGGACAAGTATACAAATTTACTGGCAACACAGGAAGTATTAGACCTAAAGAGTTTGGACAATCTAGACAAGATGTTTTATTTAAAAACACAGAAAAAAAATTTAAAATAGGTGATAAAGTTTTGTTTACATACGAACTGCAAAATGGTAGATGTTGGGCGGTTGTATTAGAACATGACACATAATAACCCATTTTTACAAAAAGGCTAAATACATGTGTCAAGAGGAGAGCCTCTCGATGAGGACTTATGCGGACCCACCCGCGTAGACCTAGAACGTCAAAAGGAGAAAAAAATGGGACGTCCAATTAATAAAGATAAAATCGGATACGGGTCAGGCCGTATCGCAGTAAGTCGCCACTATTTTACAGGCGGGTCAGAAGCAACAACAGCAGCACACATTGTAAAACAAGTTGGAGATGCAAAATTCATGATCAGACTAGATTCTGATGCAACAGGAACTTTTTCACCAGCAGCAGGATCAGCAGCAAGCGACGAAATAATGACACTTGTAAACAAAGCAAACGGTGCAATGAGTGCAGGCGAATTTAGAATCGATGCTGTAGGTTCAGATTCAACAGTTTATCAAGTAACAAAATTACGCAATAGAACTGTGCAATTAGAAGGCAGCGGCGGAGCGGCAACTGTGACTACAGGAGACGGAGCAATTTATAACATTGGTTATGACGCAAGTGCTTTAGAAGATAGTAACAACCCTAATACGACTCTTAGTGTAGCATTACCTCGCCAGTCATAAGTTAGGAGTTACTTAAATGCCTAGCGCCAAGATAAGTGAATACAACGTTGATCTGTATCGAGTAAAAATTAATGATGGTGGAACTGTAGATTTCCGTGCTGGAGACGGACTTACTCCTGCGACCACAGGAACATTTAATTTTTACGGCAATTTAAACGTAGTTGGCACTACAACAACTTTAGATAGCCAAGATTTAAATATCACAGATAATGTAATTGTCCTTAACAATGGTGAAACCGGAAATGGTGTTACATTAAACACAGCAGGATTTATAATCGATCGAGGTAATTTTCCAGATGCAAAACTTTTGTATGACGAAGATGTTACTTGGTATGATTCAAGAACTGGAGGTGTTGATGCTAACAAAGGTGGTTGGGTATTTAAAGACAACAATAATCAAACAATAGGTATTTTTACCAATTTTGTCGGAACGTTTGCTGATGACGATTTAGTTTTACTAGGCGAAGGACAAAATGTTGTTTCTGTTAGAGGAACAGTATCTTATGAGAAACAACTATGGCCTTATAGTGGAGATGACATAACTCCAAATGTAAACTTAGAAGATAGACTTTCTGCTCCATATGACGATGATGCTATTCCAAACATTAGAGCAGTAAAAGATTATGTAAAAGCATACAACGCCTATAACTTTACTGATACAATTGAAAGCGGAGATACAACTGTATCTGTTGCTGATCAAGACGAAACCAGTAGTCAAAGTTTAGCAATGATTACTGTAGATAGCAGTGAAGTTGCAAAATTTTATCAAGCAAGTATAGAGTTATTAGAAGTTAAAATTGAAACAAATAGAATTTCAACTATAAACTTAAACTCAAACGTTGTTATAGAAGGCACTGGAACAGGTAGTGTTGAATTTGGCACTCCGGCTCTGTTTCCAAAAATTACAGATCCAGTAGCACCAAGTGATGGCGTAAAAATTTACGCAAAAACCGAAGCAGACGGAGGAACTGGTATATATTTTATAAACGAAAACTCAACGCAAGACGAAATTATTAGTAGAAACAAAGCACTATTGTATAGTATTATATTTTAAAGGAAAAGCAAATGGCAATTAACAGTAACCTAATATTAGCAACAGACACAACGATACTGTTAGTCCCTGCTGGCAAAAAATATGCAATTACAACAATAGTAGTGTGCAACTACGCTACAACAAGTGATGTAAGTTTTAATAGTAGTTTTAACATGCATGTGATACCAAGTGGTAGTTCAAAAAGCAACGCTAACAAAGTATTGAATACAATTGATATGCCAGCTCAGGAAACATTTTCGTTTAACACTGAACGTCTAATTTTAGAGGAAGGAGACTCTGTAGTCTTGAATAGCCCTGACTCAAATAGATTGAGCGCAACTATAAGTTATTTGGAAGTATAAATGGAATACGTAAAGAAACAGAGTATATATCAGAGAAAAATTGACAACAACGAGTTGATCATTAACAATGACGGCACGATTGAACTTACACCGTCCACAGGAACAGTGAAAGTTGCAGGTGACTTGAAAGTTACTGGATCAAGCTCAGGTCCAACTAACGATCTTATATACTATGTTTCTTTAGAAGGTAGCGATGACAACGATGGTAAAGGTGCAGGCGCATCAAGAGCCAAAAGAACAATTAAGTCAGCAGTTGAAGCAGCACCAGCAGGTGCAACTATTCAACTTGCACCAGGCGATTTTTACGAAGACAATCCAATTACGTTAAAAGAGCGTATGACTGTTAGAGGTGATAGTTTACGTAACTGTCAAATTTATCCAAACAATCCTACTAAAGATATTTTCTTAATGGATAATGCTTGTTATATATTCCAAGTAACATTTCGTGGTTTGAGAGATCCAGGTTGGTGTGCAAGAATTAGAGAAGGTGCATTAGTAACTGTATCTCCATATGTTCAAAACTGCACAAACATGAACGGTCCTTGGTTAAACGATGGAACAGAGTTTACTCCTTTTGTTACAGAACAAATCGAAGGTGTTCCAGCAGGAGCAAGACCAATAGAAAACGATCCAAATGTTCCACTTGCAAAACGTGTTAATACTAACGGCGGCGGCAATGGTATGTTGGTTGATGGTAATGATTATGATCAACGTTCTTTGGTGTTCAGTTTCGTTGCTGATGCCTTTACGCAAATTGCTCAAGGTGGTATTGGTTTCCATATTACAAACTTTGGCTATACACAGATTGTTAGCTGCTTTACAGTTTTCACCCGTATTGGATTTATGGCTACAAAAGGTGGCTACTTATCAATTTCAAACTCAGTTAGCGACTTTGGCACATATGGTATTATTGCTGATGGATTGTTTGACAAAGTATATACAACTGCAAGACCATCACAAACATATACATCAAATGTAGGTAGTGTAACTGTAAACAGCACAGGTGCTGGATACACAGGAACACCTACAGTAGTATTTGATCCACCCGAAGAACCAGGAGGAACTACTGCACAAGGCACAGCAAGTGTTGATTTGTTGCGAGGAGAAGTAACAAGTATTACAGTTGACGATCCTGGTAGCGGATATAGAAGTGTGCCAACTATCACACTCGTGGGTGGCGGATTTAGTTCACTAGCAACTGCAACAGCTAACCTTATTAAAAACCAAACTATAGAAGTGAACAGTTTGCGTGATATTCCACAAACCGGTAGTATTATAAAGTTTGAAGGCGACTCAACAGTATATTATGTAACTGGCAACAATATCACACAACAGCCGTTTATATATGACGAAACTGTTTGTAGAAGAGATGTTGCAAGAATAATTGATGCAATTATGGGTGATGTTGCACTAGGAACTAATTATCAAAGTATCGCAGCAGGTAGAAGCTATCTTAGAGCAAATAGTGCAAAAGTTCTTAACCAACAGTTGGCGCCTACTATATACGGAATTGAAGCAACTAGAGACGAAATACTTGCACGTATTCCTGACAGTGATCCTGCAAATGAACAGTATAGATACGATGTAATTGAAAAAACTGCAATCATTACAAACTTTATTGCAAACGAAGACAGTAGTGCTGCACCTGATATTGTATACGATGATACAAATGCAAGTAGCCCAGGTGCTGTTGCTGCAAAAGATGCTATTATTGCAAACAAAGATTTTATTGTAGAAGAAACAATAAAATACATTGCAGAACAATTTACAAACTTGTCATACGATCAAGAAAAATGCGAAAGAGATGTAAGACTTATAACCGAAGCAGTTGCATACGACACTGTTCTCGGAACAAACTATAATAGTGTTACAGCAGGACTTGCATATGCAAGAGCAAGTGCTGATGTTTATAACACTACTTCTTCAACTACAGGATCTCAAACTACTGTAACGGTAGCTGCTTACAACTACCTTAAAGGATTAACATTAGCATTATCTGATGTATCTGCTGATTCAACAGCAACAACACGAGTCACAGCAGCATGGGACGAAGTTATTGACATTATTACAGGTAGAGCTTATAACTCTGCTACTTGTAGAAGAGATGTTGGTTATATTGTTGATAGTGTTGCATTTGATGTAGCACTTGGAACAAATTACAATGCTGTTACTACAGGATTATCATATCAACGTGCAAATAGTGCATACGTTTTGAGTGCTCAGTTTGAACAGACAAAAGCATCTTATCAATATATGAAAACACTTGCAACTGGCACTTACATGTCAAATGCGACTGCTGAAGCAAGATCAGATGCAGCGTTTGATGAAATTTTAGATATTTTAGAGAATGGTCAAGTCAGCACAGATGTTTCAGCAGACACTATTACTTGGACAGATCCAGGAACAAACGGTAGCGCAACAAATTCAAGAATTCTATTACAAGCAAACAGAGATTTTATTGCAAGCGAAGTAAATGCGTGGATTTCAGCTAATTATCCTACTTTTGTTTATGATACATTAAAATGCACAAGAGATACAAAATACATTGTAGATGCAATAAGTTTTGACATTCAATACGGAGGCAACTTTGCAACCCGCAGAGCAGCAGATGCATATTTTGAAGGCACAACAAGCCAGCTACCAGAAAGTCAAAGAGCAATTACTGCGGCTGCATATAACAACTTAGCAAGTAATATTGTAAGTCAAATTGTTATTGAAAACTATCCTGGACAAACTACTACAGGAAATTTAGGAAGTTCAGATGAAGTAGATGATGCAGAAGGTTTAGTAAAAATTATTGCTGATGTAATTACAGCAAATAGTGTTAGCGGCATGCCAGCACTTGTTGAACCAACATACACATGGGCAGCAGCAGGTATTCAAACTGATGTTAATAGTTGGAAAAATGCAAAAACAACTATTCAAGATACTGTAATTAAAGAAATTACAATTGGTAATATCACTAATGCTGATGCAATTACATATCCATTACCAACTGGTGTAATTACAAACAGAATAAACGCAAGAAATCAGCTTATTGCAAACAGAACTTTTATTAAAAAAGAAGTAAGAGCTTATGTAAATCAACAAAATCCAACATTAACATATGATGCTGACAAATGTGAAAGAGACGTTGGATACATTGTTGATGCTTTAATATACGACATTTTATATGAAGGCAATAGTGCTACAAGACAAACTGCAACCAGTTATTTTGTAGGAACTTCAAGCCAATTAGGAAGCACAGATGAAACAACTGCTACAATACAAGCATATACACATTTGCAAGGTGTTGTAACAGGCATTCTTTTAGAATCAGCATTAACAAAAAGTCCTGGAAACAACGAAATACAAAACACAGCAGGTGACCCTGCAAGTGCAACAGAAGTAGGCAGCGCAACTAGTTTAATACAAATCATTATCGATGTTTTGACTGCGGGTAATCTTGACAGTTTACCTGCTACAAATAGAGCAGTCACTGACTGGGCAGACGCCAGCTTGCAAACAGCATTTGGTTCTATATTTGGTCAACAAGATAACTTTGCCGCTGCATCAACAACTTGGATCCTTGCAAATTATCCAAACTTTACATACGATAGAGAAAAATGTAAACGTGACACAGGTTTAATTATTGATGCGGTAGTAAGAGATGCAAGATTAAACACAAACCATAATGCTATTGTAGCAGGACAAGCATACATTAGAGCAAATGCATCTACAGTGAAAGATGACCAATTGCCTGCAACTATACTTGCAATTAGAGAAGCAAAACGTTTAGCACTCACATATACAACTACTGACACAACTGCTACAACTAGAGTAACAGACGGTTTTGATACTGTATTAACACTACTCGAATACCAAACACTGCCAAGTGAAGGACAAACATATCCAGCACCAGTGCCAGCAAGTCAAGAACTTATTGATGCAGCTAGACAGCTACAAGAAAACAAAGCATTCTTGCAAGAAGAAGCAATTGCATACATTAACAATCAATACTTTGTATACGACAGTGCAAAGTGTGCTAGAGATACACAATTAATTCTAGATGCAGTTTGCAATGATTTAATTACAGGGTCAAATTATAACAGTATCACAGCAGGATTGTCTTACTACAGAGCAGTGAGCGCATATGTTATTAGCGATCAAATAACACAAACAATTGCAGCAATTACACATTTAAAAGGCGAAGTTGCTAATTTAATTGCATCAGATAGTGCAAGTGTTGCAATTTGTAATGCATTATTTGATGAAATAATTGACATTATACAAAACGGCACAGGCAATGCAGACGCATTGAGTTTTCCTAATCCTTCTGGAAATGCAAACAGAAATAATGCACAACTGCAACTACAAAATAATAGAACATTTATTATAAGTGAATTAATAAGTTGGATTACTACAAATCTTCCAAATTTAACTTACGATCAAACAAAATGTGAAAGAGACACAGGATATATTGTTGATGCAGTAAGTCATGATATTATGTATAACACTAACCTTGCAAGTATTCAAAATGCAAGATCTTACTTTGAAGGCAGTGCAAGTGTGTTACCATATGATCAAAGAGATGGCACAGCAGACGCACTTAATCAGCTAGGGGTAATTTTACAACAGATTGTTGTTGGAACTTATCCAGGACAAAATACAAGTGCTGGTAATGCAAGTGCTACCGAAGCTACACAAGTCAACGTGCTTTCTACTATTGTAGAGGATGTAGTTAGGGCAAACACACTTGAAATATTGCCAACTGAAACTGCTGTTGACGAAACAGGTGCGTCTTCCACAAGAATTGCAAGCAGAGATTTAATACAATCAACTGGCGACAGCTCTAGTGCTGATTTAGTCCAAGGTGTAATTGATTATATCAATACAAATCAAAATGGATTTAGTTATGATCAAGCTAAATGTCGCAGAGATATTGGATATCTTGTTGAATCAACAACACACGATCTATTGTATACAGGAAATGTAAGTTCGTTGGCAACTGCAAGAAGCTATTTCCTTAACGGAGATAGTCAAGTATACGGACAAGAAAACGAAACAGCTGATGCTATTACAAGAGTTAAAACTGTTGCTGCTCAAGTAATTCAAGGTATAACAGTAACACCAACTGCAGGAAACACTGAAACACAGTCTTTGGTTGGACCATATGGAACAAGTGCTGAAGCTACAACTTCTAACAACTTGTTCAACATTACAATCGATGCTATTACAGCAGGCAACTTGTTGAGCACACCAAACGATCAAGAACCTGACACAAGTTGGGTAACAGTGTCAACAAATATTGCACTTGATGCACTTTCAACTGCAAATACAACAATACAACAAGGCGTGATTGACTTTATTAGAGATAACATTATTGGATTTAGCTACAATGTTGCAAAGTGTGAAAGAGATACAAAATACATAATTGATGCTGCACTTTACGATATGATGTATGGTGGTAACAAACAAACTCGCAGAGCAGGAGAAGCATACTATACAGGAACAATTCTTGCAGGTATTACTACAGCAGGTAGTAACGCTGACCAAGAAGGAGTTACAGAATTTGCTTACAAACATCTTGCAAGCATAATGAGCAAGATTGGCCAAAACCAAAAAGTTGTAGCAAGTGACGACAATAGTTTGACACAAACCTATAATCCAACAGGTGGAACATCAAGTGCAACACTGTCAATTGAAAACAATGTTACTAAGATAGCCGAAGTTATATCTCAAGGCATATATCCAGTTTTACCAAATGAAATTGACCATGATTATGCAGCAAATGCAGAAACTAGTGCAAACGCAAAGCGTGAATTAGTATTAGCAGACGCACAAGCAATTGAAGATGAAGCAATAAGGTTATTAAACTTAACATATGGTGGTGTAGCAGAACTTGATGTATTTCCACAAATCACATATGTTGCAGAAAACACACTTGGTAGTATGCAAAACGTTTCAACTGTTTCAACATCAGGACATGCTTTTGAATATGTAGGTGCTGGCGTTACTTATAACGCACTTCCGTTCTTTGGCGGTAGTGCTATAGCAGAAAACGAAATTACAGAAACAGACAACGGTAAAGTATTTGCAGGCGGAACAGTTGACCAAATTGGTAACTTTAGAGTTGGTAACTTCTTTAACGTAAACGCACTTACTGGTGCTATTACACTTAATGCAGAGGAAATTAGTTTAAGTGGTATTGCAAGTATTGGACCATTTAAACGTTTTGGTATTCCAGTTGGTGTTGAACTTAAAGAAGTTAGCAACAGTTCAGATTTGAGAGCAAGCACAGGTGCAAGCGACATTAACACTGTTCCAACACAAGTTGCAGTTGTAAACTATGTTGAAAATAGATATCTCAACAAACTCACAGGTGGAACTGTATTAGGCAATGTAGAAATTGATGCTGATCTTGCAGTAGACGGCGGCGATATTACAACTACAAGCACTACGTTTAATTTGTTAAATGACAATGCTAACATATTAAACTTTGCCGGCGGCACTACAAACTTAACAATTGGTGCAGTTGGTATCGGAACTACAAATATCAAACACAATGTTGATATTGATTTAGATCTAAATGTTGACGGTGGTGATATTACAACAAACCGAATTGATACGTTTAACTTGCTGAATGCAAATGTTCAAACTGTAAATGCATTTGGAGATGCAACTACTATTACAATGGGTGCTGTGTCAACAGACAGTGTATTCCAAGTAAACAGTGAAATTGTAATATTCAACAGTGTTGGCACACTACAGATTCCAGTAGGAACAACAGCACAACGTGGAGCCGACTCAACAGCAGCAATTGGACAAATACGTTTCAATACCACAGACGAGACATTTGAAGGTTATGACGGTGCTAACTGGGGAACATTAGGCGGTGTTAAAGATGTAGATCAAGATACATTTATTCGTCCAGAAACTTCACCCGGCGCAGACGAAGATACACTTGAATTCTTTACAAACGGTGTTGAGAGAATTACACTTGATCCAACAACATTAAGTATTAAAGATTCAATTCTAACAGAATTTGATAACACCACTGAAAGCACAGCATACAATGTTGGTGCAGTGACAGTAGCAGGCGGTGTAGGAATAGCAAGAAACTTACATGTTAGAGGTTATATCAGTGGTAACGAAAATGATGTATTACAACTTACTGAAAAAGCCACAGATGAAATCTTTATTCCAGCTAACACTATTAGAACAACTGATAGCTTTAAAATTATTAGCAACGAATCAGATAGTGCTGCGGATAACATAGTTGATCCAATTATACTTGCTCACCATAACCAAACAGGCGGTGCAGCAGTTGGCGCAGGCATAGGACTACCATTTGAACAAGAAATTACAAATAACAACTATGTTACTGCTGGTAGAATAGATGTTATAAGCACTGATGTTACCACTGGTGACGAAGATTTTGACATGGTGTTTACAACAAGAATTGCAGGTGCAAGTGTTGAAAAACTTAGACTAAGTGAAACAACAAGCACGTTTACAACTAATGTTCAAATCGATCAAGACTTGTTTGTAACTGGTATACTTGACGCAGCAGGATTTAGAGGTAGTATTTTTGCAGACGATAGCACAGAAATGCTTGATGCTGTTAACAATAGAATTATTGTTACAAATCTTGATGCAGGCACACTGACACTTGTAACCGACCTTGAAGTGCAATACGGAGGCACGGGTGCAAGCACATTTACTACAGACGGTATTTTGTATGGTAATGCACAAAATCCAATTCAAGTTACTCCAGCAGCAGGAACAAGTGACGCAAGTAACAGTTTCCAAATTCTTACTGTAACAAGTGGTAGTGATGCAACTCCAGTTTGGACTGACACAATTGACGGTGGTAGCTTTTAATTAAGCTACTACTTTACTTTCCTTCATAAATAGTAGTAACGATCTCTATCGTTTTTAATTGGGCGTCTTAGGACCTGACCCGTTACCTATATAGGAGGCAGCCATAATGGCAACAACAATTAGACACAAGCGAAGTGCGGTCGCTGGTAATCAACCTAGTGTAGCACAACTTGAATCCGGCGAATTAGCCATCAATACAGCAGACGGTAAAGTTTATCTACTTAGAGATGATAACACTGTCCAAGATATCACAAAAAGAATTTTTGAAGGAAATACTGAAGTTAGAGTAGATGACTTGTTAGATAGTGCAAGTGCTGAAATCAGCATGACTGTCAACGGCGACGAAAAAATGACAGTCACTAACGCAGGCTTCAATATCAAAGACGACCTTGACATGGAAGATTTTGGTAAAATTACTTGGCGTGAAAGTATTGCATCTGGTGAAGATGGTATTAGTATTCAAGCACCTTACAACTTGCCTAATAGTTATAATTTGACTCTGCCTCTTGTCAATGGAACTGTTGGACAAATACTTAAAACAGATGGTAACGGACAACTAGAATTTGCTGATGCTGACGTATTTGGTGGTAACGTTATCTACGTTTCTGCTGAACAAGGTGATGACGCTAATGACGGACAGAGTGCTCCGGTAAAAACTGTTAAAAGAGCATGTAAACTTGCTTCCGCATTAGTTTATAACCCTAGCGGCTTAGTCAACGGAACTAGAGTAAACATTAAAGTTGCTGTTGGTGACTACACAGAAGATAACCCAGTTATTGTTCCTGATAACGTTGTTATCAAAGGTGACGGTTTGCGTGGTTGTATTATCCGTCCTGCAAATGCTAACTTGGACATGCTACGTGTTCGTAACGCATGTTACTTTGGTGAATTTACATTTAGAGACGGGGTTGATGATAACCAAGTTCCGTTGATTACATGGGATTACGCTACAGTGTTTGACGATCCAAATGCTACTGATGTAACTGACCGTGCTGAATATACAAACTTGCCAAATACAAAACCAACAATTGTTACTTCTCCATATACACAGAACTGTTCAATTATTTCGTTCTTAGGAGGTAGTGGTGCTAAAATTGACGGTGCATTAGTTGAATCTCCAAACGTTCCACGTTACAATATTGAGGCTGAGAATCCAGTCATTGGTTCTATACCTGAACAAGGTAAATCAATGGTTGCTAACGCATATACCATGCTTTCATTTGGAGGCACAGGTTGGCGACTACTTAACGATGCTTATGCACAGATCGTGTCTTGTTTCCAAATTTTCCTACTCAATGGTGTTTATACACAATCAGGCGGATATTGTTCTATTACCAACTCTGCTACAAACTTTGGTTTATATGCGCTACGAAGTTCAGGCTATTCGCCTAAAGCATTTGAATTTGACCGTGCTCATGTTGTGTCAACTGGTGCTAGTGAAGGTAAACAAACTATTACTATTACGGGTATAAATCGAGATGCTCCAGTTGAAGAATTTGTTTTGCGTTTTAGAGATCCTGGTTATAAATTTGCAAAACTATTAATTGATAATAAAAGAGATGAAATTGCACAAGATGTAGTTGATTGGGTAAACTTACAAGTTTCTAATGCAGCTGGCTCGCCAAGTATCTACGCAGGATTTAGTTATAACGAAGCAAAATGCGCAAGAGATACAAGGCTATTAGTAGATGCTATTAGATATGACGCTGCATTAAATTCTAATGCTAGAACTATTTCATCTGTATTAACTTACTTCAACGGTAGATTTGATCCAACTCTTTTTGCTACTCAAAAAGAGCAACATATTGATGCTTACCAAAATGCTAAAACATTTACAGCACAAATTATACAAGATGCAACTTTTGAATCAAGATCTGATGCACTTTGGGACGAAATAGTAGAAGTATTAGATGCTGGAAGTAGTGCAAGTGTTGCTGGAGATGATTTAGTAGACGCTAGAGTATTACCAACTGCAATTAATACAAATGCATTAAATGCAAGAAACCAACTTATTGCAAACAAAGAATTTATTAAAAAAGAAATTACTGCATGGATTGCAAGTCAAGTTTCAGCAGGAACTGCTCCATTCTCAACTACGTTTACATACAACGCAGCAAAATGTGAAAATGATGTTGGTTTGATTATTGATGCACTTGTGTATGACTTATCTACTAATGGTAACTTACAAACTATAGATGCAGCTATACAATATTTTGTTGGAACAAATGCACAATTTGGGTCAGGTGAAAAAGATGAAACTATTGCAGCATACAATAGGTTAAAAATTGTTGTTGGTGAAATTGTTACAGAAACAGCAGTAGCAGTTTCAACAGGAAACGTTTTAACACAAGACACTAGCGGAACACCAGCAACTGTAACTGAAGAGTCTTTTGTTGAAGCAAGAATTGGAGAAATTGTTGGCTATTTAGATCAAGATGGCACAGTTGATATAACTCTAATTGAGCCTGATTTAAATGCATTAGGTGTATCACAAACATTACAAGATGACTTTATCAGATTAGACGCAGTTGGACAAGCAAACATTGCGCAAAGAGTCACACGTTATATTAACGAAAGTATTGATGCAGCAAAATGGTATAACTTTACATACGATCAAAGCAAATGTTTACGTGATACAAAATTAATTATTGATGCAGTAGCAAAAGACACTTGGGATACAGGTAATAGATATTCTCGTAGTGCAGGTTTAAGCTACTTTACTGCCAACCTAGCAGACTCAACTAGAAGTGTATTTGCAGGCGAAGAATTGCAAACAATTGCAGCTATCCAACAAGCTGCTACTTATACAAATGCAGTGATTACAGGTAAAACTGGAATTACAACTGCTATTGAAGATTTTGTCCAAGGTAGATTTAATATTGTAAGTGAAGCAATTAGAGCTCCAGAAGAAATTCCATCACCTGCAGAAGTAACAAGTGAAGGCGATATAACAAACAGCTTTATTCCAACTCCTACTACAACAAACTTTAATGCGGCCACAGATATTAATTTAGGCACAGGTGTGTTTACTATTACCGGACATGGATTTACAAACGGCGAAAAATTAATTTACGATAACAATGGAAATCCGTCTATTGGTGGTTTAAACGACGAACAAACATACTATGCTAATGTGTTAGATGAAAATACATTCAGTTTAACATTTGATGACAGCTTAGAATTTCCAGTAGATCTATTTACAAATGCTACAAATAGTGGCACACATATTTTTAGAACAGACATTATAGAATTCTATGTTGAAGAAATTTTAAGTTCACACCAAACATATCAAACATTGATTCTCGAATCAGGATCTGAAAGCTATTATTTTGTTCCTGGTAGAGCAATTCAAGGAACAACAGGTGCAAACAACAACAGTGCATTTGTGCATAGTTGGGAACCAGAAGAACGTAGACTTATTGTAAGTATTGAAGAAGTAGCTGTAGGATCAAGCGTATTGAGAATTCAATTTGATGCAACCAGCACAATTACACAAGACCATTCTCCTAGTCCAAATACAACTATTGCAATCAATGAAGTATCTGCAAAAACTGGATTAGGCACAGCAACATTCTCTATTACAGCTACAGACGGTAGTAGCAGTGTTACAAATACTGCCAATCTACCAGAAAAACAAATATGGTTCCACAGACCGAGTATTGTTAACTCATCTGCACACACTTGGGAATATGCTGGTTCAGGAACAGACTATAACGCACTTCCACAAAACGGTGGTAACACAAGAGCAGAATACGAACAATACGAAGAATTGCCAGGACGAGTTTATTCATCAGGAACAAACGAACTTGGTGACTTTAAAGTTGGTGACTTTATTACAGCGTTTAACAGAACTGGTAACATTACATTTAGAAACAAAGTTCAGGTGGACGAACTAGATGCTCTAAAACTAAGTCTGTCTAATGTTGCTATTGAAGAAATTTCAACAGATGTGAACTTGGGTGATGACGAAATTGGCGGCCCGAGTAATGCTAGACTTTCAACACAATTAGCAGTAAGAAGTTTTATTTCAAACAGGTTAGGTGGCTTTGTTGACAAAACTGTGTCAACTGCTGCTGTTCCAGGTGCTATTGTTCAGTTGAACACAAATGGTCAGCTCAACGGCGAACTTATTCCTGCAACACGTCAGTTTACCAACACAAACACAGAAGGATATAATTCAAGACTAACACAAGTCGACGAAATTCCAGCAGTTAATTTGTCTGCTGGTGATATCGGAACAGAAAACTTTGAACAAGTCCAATTGACTCTTAGTGGCAATATCACAGCATCAGATGGTGCAGTTATTACACAACCAGGTGTAACTGGTGCTACTGGATACGCAAAAGGAACATTTAGCACCAGTGGAAATATTTTAGTTGCAACAACAGGACTTGCTTGGGACGAAACAGACGACAGTGTTGGCGATCCTTGGGATATCACAAACAACTTAAACTTGTTTGTTGATGGTGTAGACTCAGGAGTTTATCCAACAAGCAAAGGTGCATCAACTGCTATTATTGACAACTACTTCCTAAAAAGTTCCAACACCAGTCAGTATTTGATATTAGATCCTTCTCTTGATTATAATTTTACAATTGTAAGTCTAAGTAGTGTATCTAGAGCAAGTAATATTCAAACTATTGTTACAAGTTCTGCTCATGGATTATATGTTGGTAACCAAGTAAGAGTCGAATGTGTTGAAGACGAGACATTCAACGTAAACGGCGAAGTTTTATCTACTCCTACATCGACTTCTTTTACGATTGCTAATATTGGTATAGATGTTTCAACTATTAGTAGAACAGGCAATGTTTTCAGTGTTGTAACAAGTGCTGACGGTAATGCACAAGGTGCAGTTACAGAAGAAAGATACGGTGTTGCTGTTAATGTAGACAACGCAAATATCACTGGCGGTAGCGGGTATACTCCAACACAAGGTAATAAAATTTACGAAAATGTTTCTTTAACAAGTATAACAGGTGTTGGATCAGGTGCAAAAGCAGATATTACTGTAACGGCAGGCGCAGTAAGCGATGTAGACCTTAGGAGAGGTGGCACAGGGTATGTTGTTGGAGATAGATTAAGTGCAAACGCAGCAGACATAGGTGGCACAGGTAGTAGTTTTGAAATAGATGTATCTGCTATAGAAAAACGTATATATGTAAATATTCTTGGCGGAGAATTGTTTGTTGCATCTAGTTCAAGTATTGACTTTATCGAAGACGTTGATGCTGTAAACAATTCATTTGATATAGGACTTGACAATGTAATTAGCTTGAACTTCTTAGCAGGCACAACTGCAGGTGGTGGTAGTGTTGATTACACTACAAACAGAATTACTATTGCTGGACACGGATTGCTAGACGGCGATCCGCTTACATACGATACATTGGGCAATGTTGCTATTGGCGGTCTTTTAAATGGTAGTGTGTATTATGCTAAACGCATTGATGTCGATACTATCGAAGTCTACGAAGATTACAGTTTGTTAAATAAAATTGAATTCCTAACAACTCCGTTAAACAACAATCATAATTTTAGTAGACATGCTGTTAACTTAACAGACGATAGTATTATAGTTCAAAACCACGGACTTACAACAGCTGATGCTATAAGAATTAACACATTAACAGATGGGTCTACTTCTAACGCTCTTCCAAACATTGACGGTAAAGAAATTGTAGACGGATCAAGATTCTTTGTAGGATCAGTAACTACAAACTCGTTTACATTACACACACTACGTTCAGATGCGTTGAGTAGTATTAACGGACTTGTTACAAACAGAAAAGACATCGGAACAAAAGGTGTAGGTGCTGCAAGAATTACGCCAAGTAATACAAGAGTAACTGAAATTGTAAACACTTCAAGTAGAATTAAGTCAAACTGGAACACACTAGCTGCTACAAATATTGATGCAGAAAACATTATTTCTGGAACTATTTCTCCAAGTAGACTTGGTTCAAGTGGGGTTGCTAATAGCGACACAGTTCTATTTGGTGATAGCAGATATGACACTGTTGTTCAAAGTCTAAAAAAAGCAAACACAACAGATAACCCAATCACCTTAACAGGATCAAGTTCAAATGCTGAATTCTACGGTGATCCAGTAAACATTGGTATAGCTAACGCTGACTACGATCCACTTGGAACATTCTCAACACTTGGAACAAGTAGATTCCTACAAACCCAATTTGATGTTAACTCAAACGGTAGTGGTGAAGTTTTCATCAAAGACGGTGTTGTAGATGCAGGAACCTTGGACAGCTTGGATAGTGCTTATTTCTTAAACCCTGCTAACCTAACTAGTCCTGTGCCAGTTAATAGAGGTGGAACCAATATCACAACTTATGCAATTGGTGATCTTTTGTATGCACAATCAGCTGCAAGTTTGAATACACTTAACATTGGTAGAGCTAACACATTCTTAAAATCAAATGGTGTTACCCCCGAATGGGGCACAGCACTTGATCTTGCAGAAGGTTTGGATGTTGGATCAGCTAAACTAAGTTCTAGCAGCACATCACTAGGCCAAGTTTACAATCAAAACGTTTCTACACTCGAAATTGGTGGCGATGCTGAAAATGTAAAAATAGGTAAAAACAGTGATAGCAGAAATATTAGCACAAGTGTTGATACATATGAAGCAACTAACACTCAAGATGTAGTTGTTAATTTATCAGCTATTAATTTATCAACTTCTTCTGCAAGTGCAAACGGCGAAAAGGTATTGTTGTTTGGTGATACCTCTCAAGTTGCATTTGGCATGACTGTGGCCGGTAGTGGTAGTATTCCAGCTAACACAACTGTAACTGGTATCACAGATGACGAAGTATTTTTAAGCCAAGATTTAACAGGTAGTGTTTTAACAGGAACAACTATTACTTTTACAAATACACCATTAACACTTGGTGTTAGAGTAGGAGATACAGTTATTGTTGCAAGTAGTGGGATTGCAAATCTTGACGGACAATGGCCGGTTATTGGTGCAACTGAAAATGCTACTTCTTTTACAATTAGAACAAACAACAACGTAAACGCTAATCCAGCTGTGACACAGATTGGAACAATATCAAAAGAAAATACTATTGTTATTAAAAACCAAAACGTTGTAATTGGTGGTGGTGAATTCGGAACAAGTCCATTACCTGCACTAATTAAAGGCGAAGGCGGCATTGGCACAAATATAGGCGGCGGTTCTTTGACGCTACGTCCAGGCATTGGAACTGGTAATGCAACCGGCGGCGACTTTATTGTTGAAACTGGCGAAGAAAGCACTACAGGAGAAGCACTACAAACCATTACAGAGCGTATGCGTATTGATACAGAAGGTGTTATGACTGTAACTGGATATACAAAGTTCACAGATACAACTGGTATAAAAGTTCCTGTAGGAACAAGTGCGCAGCGTCCAGGTGAAGCAGGTATATATGTAACTGCTGCACAAGGTCAAATTCGCTATAATACAAGCGACAGCACATTTGAAGGTTACGATGGAAGTAACTGGGGTTCACTAGGTGGTGTTAAAGACGTTGACCAAGACACACTTATTAGACCAGAGACAAGTGCTGGTGCCGATAATGACGAGCTCGATTTTTTAACAGCAGGCACTCAGCGTATGCAAATTGGTGCAACTGGTGATTTAGGTTTTGGAGATAGTTTAACTAAATTTACTATTGCATATGCAACTGGTAACACTAACATAGCTGGTGATGTTGTTGTAACAGGTGACTTAACTGTAAACGGAACAACAACTACTCTTAATTCAACTACACTACAAATTGATGACAAAAACATTGAATTAGGAACTGTCGCTACTCCAACTGATACTACAGCAGATGGCGGCGGTATTACACTTAAAGGCGCAACAGATCATACTATTACATGGTCAAATGCTAACGATAGTTGGGACTTCAGTGAGCATGTAAACATCATAAGCGGAAAAGTGTATCGCATTAATAACACAGAAGTTCTAAGTGCAAATACACTTGGAACAAATGTTATTAACAGTAGTTTGCAAAATGTTGGCGCACTTGACGGTGGTAGTATTACAAGCAACTTTGGTAACATTAATATTGGAACAAGCAATCTTACAGCAACAGGAACTATTACACTAGGTGCTACAAGTTTTGGTGATAATAATATTACTAATGTAGGTAGCATAGCACTTGATACAATCAGCGGAGACAATGGTTCAAGTATGAACTTTGCAAGTTCAACTGTTGTAAACATTGACAATGTAACACAATCGACAGCTTCAACAAATGGTGCACTTATAGTAGATGGCGGTGTTGGTATTGCTAAAAACTTACACGTAGGTGGAATACTTAACGGTAACGGTAGCGGACTCACAACACTTAATGCAACTAACTTGTCAAGTGGAACTGTAAACGATGCTAGATTGCCAACTAGTCAAGCAGGTAAAACATTTACAAGCGATATTACTGTAAATGGATTTAGAATTGGTCAAGGTGCATTAGCTGAATCAACCAACTTAATATTTGGCGATGGTGATAGTATTACTACTGGTGCACAATATAATACTGGTATTGGTAGTGGTAGTATACATGGTGCTCTAAGCGGTGATAAAAACACTGCTGTAGGTTATGTGGCACTGAGCGCACTTACAAGTGCTAACAATAACACTGCTATTGGTTCAGACAGCCAAGAACAAAGAACCAATGCAGGTAATAACAACACCAGTGTTGGTGCAGACACAATGGCAAACAGCACAGCTGGTGATGATAACACCGGTGTAGGATATCAAGCTCTTGAGATTGTTACAGGTAGTGATAACACAGTGCTTGGTGCAAGCACAGGTAGAACACTTACTTCGGGTAGTAACAATATCTTGATTGGTAAAGGTATTGAAACTGCTACAAACACAACAAGCAACTTTATGCAAATTGGTAATGCATCAAACAATAGTTTAAGTATTCCTGGTGTTAACACAACTGTTACTACCACAAGTTTTACATATAGCGGAACAAATGGTTTCAGTGGTGTAGGCACAAACTTAACTGCACTCAATGCAAGCAATTTGACAAGCGGAACTGTTCCAGATGGTAGAATCAGTTCAAGCAGTGTTGTTCAGCACCAATTAGATATTACAGGCACAGGCGCACTTGATGCAGGTAGTATCACTAGCGGATTTGGTTCAATTAATATTGGTGCTGATAATCTTACAGCGACAGGTAGTGTAAGTTTAGGTGCAACCAGCTTTAACGATAATAACATTACTAATGTTGGTAGCATTGCATTGGATACAATTGGTGCAGACAATGGTGTAAGCATTAACTTTAACAGTTCAACAGTTGTTAACATTGATAATACAACACAATCAACAGCTTCAACAAATGGTGCTCTTATTGTAGACGGTGGTGTTGGCATTGCTAAAGATGTATATGTAAATGGCACAATCAACGGTAACGGTAGCGGACTTACAAGCCTAAATGCAAGCAACTTAGGCACAGGAACTGTTCCAAATGCACGTATTGACGGAACATACAGCAACTTAACAGGAACTGGTGCACTTGATGCAGGTAGCATTACCAGTAATTTTGGAAACATCAACATTGGCACAAGCACATTTACTGGTAATGGTAGTGGATTAACTAGTGTTGATGCTGCTACCCTAGACAGCATTGATAGCGCAAGTTTCTTACGCAGTGATGAAAACGATACTACAACAGGATTGCTTACAATAAATCGCAACAACAGTGAGCAACTACGTTTGCAAACACAAGGTTCGACACAAAGTCCATACATTAGTTTCTATCAAGCAGGAACTCGCAGAGGTTATATTCAGTATGTAAATGGTGGAGCAATGCGTATCTACAATGATAGAACTGATGAATATCTTGATATCAACAGTGGTGTAAATGGTTTAACTTACAATGTTGGCGGAACAAATTATACAGTTTGGCATGCTGGTAATGATGGCTCTGCAAGTGGACTAGATGCAGATACATTGGACGGAGTAGATAGCGGTAGTTTCTTACGCAGTGATGCAAACGACAGCTTCTCTGGAACAATCAGCGGCGCAGGTAGTATCAACATTACTGGCAATATAACAGCCGCTACATTTACAGGTGACGGTAGTGGTATTACTGGTGTTACAGCTTCTGATGCTGATACACTCGATGGTATTGACAGCACAGGCTTTATACGAAGCACTGCTACAGCAAGTCAAAACATTTACATCAGAAATACATCACCAACATTATATTTCCGTGATACTGATCACAATGTTGCTATGCTACATACCAATAGCGACTTGTTCTATATTCTACGTGGTGCAGATGACTCAACCAGTTGGACACAGGTAAACAGTCAGTGGCCAGCTTATTGGAACTTAACAAACAACAATGCTCAAATGGGTGGTAGTCTTAGTGCTGTAGGCGAAGTTACTGCTTATTCATCTGATAGACGACTCAAAGAAAACATTGTTCCAATTGAAAACGCATTGGATAAAGTAAAATCTCTACATGGTGTAAACTTTGATTGGAAAGCAGAAGTTAATGATTTAGGTTTCCATCCAGTAACAATGAAAAACGATGCTGGTGTTATTGCACAAGAAGTTGAAGCAGTGTTACCACAAGCAATTGCGAAAGCACCATTTGATACAGAATGGGATAGCGAAGCAAAAGAGTATAAGAGTAAATCAGGCGAAAACTATATCACAGTTAAGTATGAAAAACTTGCTCCGTTGTTTATTGAAGCAATCAAAGAACAAGATGCTAAGATTGAAGCGCAAGCAGCTGAAATTGCAGAATTGAAAGAAATGGTGAAAAAACTACTCGATAAATAGGTGTATGCCGGAATAATCCGGCAACACCGTTGACACACATTAAATAGTATGTTATTATTATAAAATAGGAATCTAAATGGCGTTACCGAACACAGGAAATACAATTACAATGTCTCAAGTAAGAAATTACTTTGGTGGCACTGCTACGCCTATTTTATTAAGAGGCACGTTAGGTGCTTATATTGGTATTTCTTCTGGTTCGATTAGTTTAAGCGCATCATTTGGTGGCCTAGGAACATAGGAGCATATTATATTATGAAAAGTTTATACGAAGTCATGAATATTGACTTGGCGCAAGAATATACTAAAGCACGTAAACATGCAAAATTAGCAGCATTAGAACTTGATCAAATTACATTTGACGAAGCTACTGCTATGGTTAATGCAATGGATATTCCAGAAGATGACGACAGATATCATTGGATCAATGTCATTGCACATAAAGCAGCAGCAGACCTACTTGCTTTAGGAAAAGTGCAACCAGAAAATATGGTAGAAATGGCAGCACTATCAGAAGAAGATTTTACAGAAGCAGTCGCATTAGCAGTTGGAAAAGCAAGAACACTCAACGATCAAACAGTAGCCGCAGAGGCAACACTAAACACTGATACAATTTCTGAAAAAATTACCTAATGAAACTTGCTATATGTGTGCCGGCAAGAGATCTTGTTCATGCAGGATTTGCTCTTTCTCTAGCTAAAATATCTAAAACAATTGATTGTGAAATTTTAATTAACTTAGGAACCATCATTCCACAACAACGCAATCAGTTGGTAAAAGAAGCATTAGAAAAAAATGCCACACATATATTATGGCTTGACAGCGACATGCATGTTCCTGAAAGCACAGCAATAAAATTATTAGCGCATGATAAAGAAATAGTAGCAGCAACCTATAGCACACGTATGCCGCCGCATCAAAGCGTAGCATTTGTAGATTCTAATGACTTTAACAAAAGACTTACTGAAACAAATGGATTACATAAAGTTTGGGCAGTAGGAATGGGTTGTATGTTAGTAAACACTAAAGTATATGAATATTTAGAACAACCGTATTATCAATATGTTGATTATAAGGCAACACAATCGTTGATGGGTGAAGATATATACTTTTGCAAAAATGTAAACGATGCAGGATTTGACATTTTTGTAGACGCTACATTAAGTAATAATGTAGCACATTATGGAACAAAGAGTTTTACATTATGAGAGCATTTGATAGATTTGAACGCTATGGACAAAAAATTTACAACGGACAAGATGTTCTAAAAAATCATTTTTTACATTCATATCCTATACATTACACAAAAGATACAATGGATTATTCTGTTGTAAAAGATTATCAAGATCATGATTATGTATGGATAGTAGATAAAAATATAGAAACATTACGCACTTTTCCTTGGCATTTTAGACCTACAGAAGTTGGAATTCATTGTTTTCCGTATGTGTATAAACGTAGTAAAAGAATAATAAGTTGGGACAAAGTTAAACTGGTTCCTACAAAAATTGATACAGAACACAGAATTGAACAAAAACATATTTGTGCAAAATATGACGTTTTATGTGGCGAAGAAAGTTTCAACATATTTTTTATTGGTAAAGAATCCGACGATGAATATCAAAAATTAATCAAACGTTTTCCAAACATTGAAATTGCACAAGATTATTACGATGCACAAAATAAATCAGATACTGATATGTTTTGGTTAGTGCCAAATGATGTTGAAGTCAGTGAATTTTTTAAATTTTCATATATGCCCGATGATTGGAGTCAACAGTATATTCATGTGTTCAGCAATGGTTCTGCACGTAGTAAAGATGGAATCATTTTAGGCTGTAAATATTATAATCCCACAACTAACGAATTACAGCACAGATTTTACGCTGAGAAAAAAGATGTAAGCATTGTAGCAAGTAAACCAAAAAAATTCCCACAATACAATTTTAATTCATACGAAGAATACAGAAAAGTATTAGATAATATCGAGGGTGATATGTTTTGGTGGATACCTAATGACGTTGAACTTGAAGAAAACTTTGATCTAAGTTTTTATATAGATCATATGAATCAATACGATAGGCATATAAATCATGTGTTCTTAAATGACAAAAGTTATGACGGTGTTATGCTGTTCAGTAAACATTGTCCTATAGGAAAAAAAGAATTTGAACACAGATTTATTGTAGTGAAAAAAGAACACGAGGTGGTAGCAAGCCGTCCAAAAAAGTTTGATACGTTTGTAGTTAATTCTTGGTCTGACTACAAACGTGCTATGGAAAATACAACCACAGAAATGTTTTGGGGTATACCAAGTGATGTAGATGTAGTGAAAGAATTAGATTTATATTTTTCACATCACAATCAATACGACAGAAATATTACACATGTTTTTCTAAATAAAAAAACCTACGACGGCGTTGTATTATACAATGTTAATACAAAGTTATCAAAAAAAGAAGTAGAACACAGATTTTATTCTAAGAAGAAACAATGGGAAGAAGTTTATAGTATACCAAAACCTTTTGATGTTTTTGAAGTAGAAACTTACGAAGATTATATACATGCAAAAAGTTCTGCTACAACAGATATGTTTTGGCTTTCTAGTCCACAAATAAACGATTATCAAAGCGCAAGAGATCAATTTTATATCAGTCATCATGATATCATAGACAGAAATCAAGTTCATGTGTTTGAGCACGACCACGATGGTATTTCAAATTTTAATGGGCTTATGTTAGTTCCTAAAAGTATAAAATTAACTGAAAATGAAATATCACATAGACATCCTGTAAACAGGAAAGAGCACAACACAATTATGAGTGTGCCTGCACCTTATGAATATTTTCAAATTGACGATTACGACGAATATGTAACTGCACTTAAAACTTCAAGGACAGAAATGTTTTGGATGAGCAGTCGAAATATCAATACAAGTGGTTTTGATTTTGATTTTGTGTTAGAACATAGCAATACATATGACAGGAATATCAATCATGCATTTTTACACAAAGTAGATGATCATGCTGGTTGTTTGTATAATGGATTATTTTTATGTAGTAAACACAGCCCTTTAACACAAAAAGAAGTTGAGCATAGGCATCTTGTTAATGTCAAACAGCATAGTGTTGTAGGAAGTTTTCCTGTAAAGTATGATAAATTTATCATTGACACATACAGCGATTATTTGTATGCGTTTACGCACAGCAAAACCGAAATGTTCTGGGGAGTGTGTAGTAATTTAGAAGATGACGAAGATTTTGATTTTACATTGAGTTTTACACACGATAACAAATATGATAGAAGTATAAATCATGCATTTCTCAATCAAGGATTTGACAGTGTAAATTACAATGGATATTTTTTGTTTAGTAAAAAATCTCCTGTGACTGAAAAAGAAATTGAACACAGACACATTTTAAATGTAAAAGAATGGAAAGTTGTTGCAAGCAGATATGCTCAGTATGATATACACTTTATAGATACATACGATGAATATTTAGAAGCAATGGAAAAAAGTGTTACTGAATTATTTTTTGCGGTAAGTAGAAACATTAACACTGATAACTGGGATTTTGATTTACATTTTGACCATACCAATAGATTTGATAGATTTACAAATCATGCATTTATACATGAAGTAAAAGGAATGCAATTGTATAATGGTGTATTTTTATTAAGCAAACACAAACCAGTAACACAAAAAGAAATCGAATATAGACATATAGTTGATGCAAAACATTGGGATATAGTTGCCAGTAAAGAATGTATGTATGATGAATTTGTTATTGAAACATATGGTCAATACTTAGATGCTTTAAAAGCAAGCGATACAGAAATGTTCTGGGGATTATCAAATAACATTGATACAAGTATTTTTGATTTTGATTATTATTTCTCTCACGATAATGAATACGATAGAAAAATTAACCATACATTTTTACATGAAGTTAATGACAAAGGATATAGAAACGGTTTGTTTTTGTTCAGCAAACACGCACCTGTTACAGAAAAAGAAATTGAACACAGACATTTAGTAAAAGCAAAAAATTGGCCTGTGGTTGCTAGTATACCTGTAAAATACGAAAGATTTGTAGTAAACAACTACACTGACTACTTGTCTGCAATGGACAGTGCAACAACTGAAATGTTTTGGGCTATACCTAGTGATGTGGAAGTTGATATTGATTTTGATTTTGAAATGTATTTTACTCATGATAATGTTTTTGATAGGAATACAAATCATGTGTTTAAAAATGGCAAATTTTGGGATGGCATTGCTCTTATGTCAACACATGCTCCTGTGACACAGCAAGAAGTTGAGCATAGATTTTATGCTAACAGTAAGAAACATGATGTAGTTGCAAGCACACCAAAACCTTTTCCTGTATATAATATTGAAACATATAATGATTATCTCAATGCATTTGATGAATCACCGTCAAATATGTTCTGGGGAACTACACCTAATATTAAAATACGTGAAGATTTTGATATGCGCATGTATATTGATATACACAACAGTTATGATAGAACAATTAACCATGCTTTTAAGCATAGCGTGAACGGTAAAGAAAAATACAACGGATTATTTTTGTTTACAAAACATGCACCGTTAACACAAAAAGAAATTGAGTATAGAACTATAGGTAGACGTAAAGAATGGGATATTGTTGCTAGTGGCCCTGTAGTGTATGATAGGTTTACAATTAACACATATAACGATTACAAAAAAGCATATAACATGTCAAAGACAGAAATGTTTTGGATTATACCAAGAGAAGTCAATATAGAACCTAATTTTGATTTTGACTTGTATTTTTCACATGACCAAGATTTTGAAAGATCTACAAATCATGTGTTTAAAAATGGCAATGCTTGGGATGGTGTAGCACTAGTAAGCAAAAAATCTAATATTACAGAACGAGAAATTCAAATGCGGTTTTTTGCAAACAAAAAAGAATACAATATTACAGCTAGTCAACCAAAACCTTATGATATTGTGTTTATTAGCAAAGATGAAAAAAGTGCAGATGAAAACTTTGAAAGATTATTAAATCAATTTCCAGACAAAACAATACACAGAGTTCATGGCATTGAAGGCATTCATCAAGCACATATCATGGCTGCAAAAACTGCTGAAACTGAGATGTTTTATGTAGTAGATGCTGATGCACAAATTGTAGATGATTTTAACTTTGATTACTACATTCCTAATTACGATCCTGATAGCAAACGCACCGTTCACGTTTGGAAATCTAAAAATCCAATAAATGGACTAATTTATGGTTATGGTGCTGTAAAACTATTGCCTAGAGAGTTAACATTGAATATGGATACTAACAAACCTGATATGACAACAAGTATAAGTCCATTGTTCAAAGTAGTAAACAAGATTTCTAATATTACAAAATTTGATACAGACGAATTCAGCACATGGCGCAGTGCCTTTAGAGAATGTGTAAAGTTAAGTTCACGTGCAATTGACGGACAACTAGATGAAGAAACTGAATTTAGATTGAATGCTTGGTGCACAAGAGGTAAAGATAAACCGTTTGGTAATGCGGCGATTAACGGTGCTAATCAAGGCAAAAAATACGGTGAATATGCTGCGAAAAACTTAGATTATTTAAATAAAATTAATGACTTTGATTGGTTATACGAACAATTCAATAAGTTCAAAAACAGTTTGTAATTTTTGTTGGTTTTGTTTACTGCGTAATGTATTTGCTAATCCGTTGTGCAGAGGCTTTGGCCAACTGTTAAATGATACCCAAGCATAGCCGTTGTGTTCATTATTTAAAACTGGGATAAATTCTTTTTCAATTACACAAAGATATGTATGAAATAAAAAGTTTTCGTCTTTGCTTATAAATGTTTCTAATGGTATTGTTTTTTTGATTTCAGGAATACTGCCTATTTCTTCTCTGATTTCTCTACGTAAACCTTCCCAAGCAGTTTCTTTGTCTTCGTTGGTTCCACCAACAAGACCCCACACGTTTTTATTCTTACTTTGTGTTCTATGTAGGAATAAAAATCTTTGTGTATCTAATGTATAAAATAGTGCACCACTACAAATAATTTGACTCATATATATAATTATGGATCAAGGTATATTTCCCATGTTCCTACTGAATATTCACCTTCGTAGCTTTGTATCCATTCTTCGCCTGTCCATGTATACATAACATTAGTGGCTAAATTTCTTTGATTAATACCATTTGTGCTATCTGTGCTATCAATTACAATGTGCCAACGGCTTCCGTCCCATTCAATAACATCATTTGCATTTGCTACAAAATCTGTGCCGTTGGAATTTTTCCAAGCGTCTGGACCATCATATAGATAGTTATATGGAGTATCACCTACGTCTCCTCCTACATTTTCGCTTGGATTTAATGGTTCTAACAATAGCAGTCTGAGTCCAGGTGTTTTATCATTAGTTGGATTGTATATCGAAGGTTCAACAATTTTATCAAAACTTGTGTAGCTGTTTGAATTTCTTGCAGGTCCTTCAATAATATCTCCTGTAGGTAAAGTGTCTGTATCCCAGTTGACAACCAATTGCGTTTCGTCTAAACTGTTTAGTGTAATATCTCCTATTACAAAACTACCACTTGCTGTCTGCAAACGTATCTGGCTTAATCCGGCTGTATATGTTCCAGGATAAGATTCAATTACTGTTCTCCAATTGGTTTTACCAACTACATTTTTATCAATTAATCTAGCTGTGGTTCCTAAAATATAAACACCATAATTTCTATAATTGTGTGCCACTGTTGACCTTTGTGATACTGTCGCTGTAATATCTGTTTTAGTTGCTGGATCGCTATTTATTGAAGTGGTTTTCTTAATAGGCACAGGAGTATCTGCATATGCACTAAGTTCTGGAAATGAGTCACCTAAGTTAATTGTGCCTCTAGTTTCGTCAAATATATTTGTAACAATTTGAGTAATAACACCAAGTTTTTTAACTTTAGCCGGTGGTGAAATAAAGATAGGTGTGCTAAAAGAAAGTGTGCCTACATCAATTTCACTGTCTACGCCAATCGGTTGTGTTCTGTTAGAAAAACTAATTTGTTCTAAATATACAGCAGTCAAACTTGTCCAATCTACATAATTATCAGTTGTCTGTATTTCCAAACTTGGATTAAACATCATTAATATTTGTTCCATAATTTGTAATTTTTGATCAGTGTTGCTGCTCCAAATATCTAAGTTAACTCTCAACATATAAGGTGTAGGCATAATACGTTCAACTGTATAATTTTTGCCTTGTGTGTTTAAATACTCATTACCGTTTTCGTCGTATGCACGTTCTCTGATATTAACTTTTTCTACATAACTAGCATCTGCTAAACGTTCTCTATCTAATTCTAAGTTAGTGATATATACAGCCATACGTGGAACACTAGGCAGTTTATTTTCACTGTTGTCTCTAATAATATTTGCAACTTGTCTTGTTAAATCACCGTAGGTGACAGGAATACTTTTAATTGTTCCATTGCCATCTTTATATGTAAAGTTACTACACAATCTAATAATTTGTGTAATATATCTTCTAATTTGTCCGTCATAAAAATGTTGCATTAGTTATCTGCCTTTGGCTTTAACGCTTTACTTATACTTTGTCTTTCTGTAACACTTTCACCACCTATTGTCGATGTAGTTGTATTGTTTACAAAAGAGGTCTTTTGTGTTCTACGATCGTCTGTGTTACTTAATGTCATTCTGACGCCGTCTTCCATTTTCACCCATCTACTTCCGTCATATCTAAATAGTCTGTTTGGAAACATATCTGTTCTTAAAAAATAGTCTCCTGAAAAACTAGATGTCGGAAAAGTTATACCACTACCAAATGCTTCACCATTAGGAGCAATATTATCTCCTATGAGATAACCTTTATATCCTTCTCGAGCAGGTGTTTGATTTATTCTATCAGCTAGTATATTTTTTTGAGATACATCAAGCGTATTAATATCTGCTGTAACAAGCTCAGGAACTCCAGTGTTGTCTACTTGTAATGTATATAAATTACTTGTATCATATCCACTTTTTGCTGAATCTGCATCTGCTTGTTGAACAATAGCATTATTGATATTCATTTCCGTTTCAAACGTGCTTAACACATCACGTAATGTGTTTCCTTCTTCGTCACCTGCAGGCAAATCAAGAATTTCGCTAAATTCTTGTCCGTCATAAATTTGTTTTAATTTTACTCTATATAAATGAGGATACCAAGTTTGTGAAAAACCTTCTGCTGCACGATTTACATCTTCTACTACATAATATCTTTTTAAAGCAACACTATAATCATTAAGTGCATATTCATCCTTTAAATGAGGAAATTCTATAACATCACCACTTAAAATTTTTCTACCAAGAGTCTTCACGCTGCTATTAATATGTATTGTCATAAACAATGTATCATTTTGTAAAAATAGTCCAAATTGACTTAAATTAAAATCAGTGTCTGCAACATTATAAATTGCTCGCATAGTATAAACATCAGTGTCATATTTTCTATCACGATTTTCTAAAAATAGCAAATCCTGTATATTTGTTTCTTTTACAGCATCGTATTGTGGTGTTGTTGCAGTTGCATCTACATCGCTTGGATTGACTGACCCTAAATATTTGTGAATATTAATATCAGTGCCGCCAATACTAAACTGTTCATAGATAATTTTATCTAAGAATTCGTAGTCATTTGTTTTATTTGGTCTATATAATGATAAACGTGGCATATGTATATTTAGCATAAATACTATTGGAGAAGATCAATGGCCGATTTAGTAACACAAAAACAAGAAATATTTGATTATGTAAATGCGTTCTTAGGCGGAGGCATGGTCGATGTGGAACTTGATCCTATACATTACGAAAGTGCTTTGATTAAGGCACTTTCAAAATATAGACAACGCACAGAACACAGCGTAGAAGAAAGTTATATTTCTCTAAAATTAGAAGAAGATAAAAACAACTATACATTGCCACACGAAGTTGAAGAAGTTAGACAAATATATAGACGTAGTGTAGGCTCACGCACTGGCGGTGGTGACGGAGGTTCCTTATTTGAGCCATTCAATTTAGCTTACACTAACACTTATTTGTTAGCAGCCAGCGGAGTAGGAGGACTAGCTTCGTATGAATTGTTTGCTCAACGTCAAGAATTAGTTGGACGTATGTTTGGTAGTTTTATTGAATTTACATGGAATAGCTCAACAAAGTTGTTAACAATTTTACAACGTCCTAGAGCAAACGAAGAAGTGTTACTATGGTGCTATAATTATAGACCAGATAGTCAATTGCTAACCGATTATAGAGCCAAACAATGGATCAAAGATTATACACTTGCTGGTTGTAAATATATGCTAGGAGAGGCACGTGAAAAGTTTGCGACTATCGCAGGTCCTCAAGGCGGCACTAGCCTTAATGGAGCGAGTCTTAAAGCAGAAGCACAAAGTGAAATGGAAAAACTAGAAGCTGAAGCTGCACTAGCATTAGCTGGTGGAACAGGCTACGGATTTCTTATAGGTTAAAGATCATTATCATGCACATAAAGTTGTATTAGTGCGTAATGTAAAATTTTTAACAAATCTTTACGAGCATCATCACGGGTTCCTTTTTTTCCATAACGGTTTGCATATTTGTCAACATTCCCCATACAAAAGCCAGTTCCGTGACCTCTATCAATGATTACTTCTGTTGACTGAAATTTATTACTGCTGTAATGCCCATCGTATGTTTTATCAATATATTTTGAAAATTCTTCAATGTATTTGTTTTCGTCAAACTTATAATCAATGTTCATATAATGCTCCTCTTAGTATCATTTAATATAACAGAGTTTTTTACAATTGTCAAGCATAAACTACGCATATAACCGCTAAAATCGCGGTATTTTCACCGCATACTGATAAATATTAATAGCAACAACATATCCACGAGGAGAAATTAAAATGGCATTAACATCACCAGGTGTTCAGGTTAGCGTTATAGACGAGAGTTTTTACACTCCAGCAGAACCAGGCACAACACCTCTTATCTTTGTAGCAACTGCACAAGATAAGACAAACCCAGGAGGCACAGGTGTAGCCCCGGGCACAACAAAAGCAAATGCAGGTAAAGTTTACTTGATGAGTTCACAACGTGAACTATCAGAAACATTTGGGGATCCAGTTTTCATAACTGATGCAAGTAACAACCCAGTGCATGCCGGAGAACAAAACGAATACGGACTACAGGCAGCATACTCATTCTTAGGAGTAGCAAACAGAGCGTATGTAGTTAGAGCAGATTTAGATTTAAATGAAATCTCAGGAAGTGCGACCGAGGCAGCAGGCAAACCAGCAGATGGTGCATGGTGGTATGATACAGATGATACAAGATATGGCGTGTTTGAATGGAACGGCGCAGCAGCGACCACAACAAACGGACAAACTTTCTCAAATAAAGTTCCAACAATTATTACAGATTCGTCACAAACAAGCGGCAGTGCTCCTTACACTCCAAAAACAAGCGTAGGTGCAATTGGAGACTACGCTGTTGTTGCAGTATCCAATGTAAACCGTCTATGGTATAAAAATAGCTCAGGTGCTTGGGTAGAGGTAGGTTCTGATGCTTGGAGAGCAAGCTGGCCATTTGCAAGCGGAACAGCAGGAGCAAGTGCTTCTAGCACAGGCACAATTACATTTACAATTAACGGTGTTGCAACAGCAGTAACAACAACTGGCACAACTGTGACACAAATTGTTTCAGATATTAACACAGCCGGTGCAGGAGTAGGTATTAGTGCAAGTTCAACAGGAAACAAATTGAATTTGTTTTATGATGGGCGTACAACAGCAGTAGATACAATTGTAATGTCAACCACAAGTGACGTATTAACTGATTGCGGTATTGCTGTAGGCACTTACAGATATACAAGTTTTGCAAATGCACCACATACAAGTGTTCCAGAATGGAAAACACGTGATTCAAGTCCAGCACCAACAGGTAGCGTATGGCTTAAATCAACCGATCCAAATTTGGGTGCAAAATGGAGTGTAAAACAGTATAGTGCTTCAGCAGACGCATGGACTACAGTAAGTGCTCCAATGTATGCAACAAGCCATGCTGCTATTGCAGCTTTAGATTCAAGCAACGGCGGCTCAGGAATTGCAGCAGGTAGCGTATATGTAAGATCAAACGTTGCAGAAGATGTGTTAGGAGGCAAAGCAACTTTCCAAATTATGGTAAGAGCAGCATCAGGTGCAACAAGCATCACAAGTGCTGCAATCACAGGATCTACATTCCCAGCAGGCGCTGCAAACTTCCAAATGCAAGCAACTTCAACAGGAAGTGCAAGTCTAAGTTCACTTACTACTGTTAGCATGACATTTACTGGCGCAACAACAGACGCTGACGAAATTGCAGGAGCAATCAACGGCGCAGGAGTTGCTAATGTAAGTGCAAGTGTAAATAGCAAAAACCAAGTTATTGTTTCACATGCAAATGGCGGCGAAATTAGATTTGTTGACGGAACAAACACACCATTAAACACTATGTTTACAGTGTATGATTCAACAAATCCAAATTCAACCAACAATTTCTATTTTACACCAGGCACAGATACTAATACATCACCAAGACAATTCAATGCAAGTAATTGGAATGTGCTTACATACACAGCCAAAGCAACTGCTCCTACAGCAACACCAGCTACAGGACAACTTTGGTATAGCAGCGTAATTGATGAAGTAGATATGATGATTCATAACGGAACTACTTGGGTAGGTTATAGAAACTTTGATCATGCCGGCGACGGAAACACAGGAGCATCAAGTGCAATTGACGATAACGGTCCAATTGTAAGTGCAAGCGAACCAACAACACAAAGTGACGGAACAACTGCATTACAGAACGGAGACTTGTGGATTAGCACAGCAGATCTTGAAAACTATCCTACAATTTACAAGTATAACGGTGATACAAGTAAATGGGTATTAGTTGACAAAACTGATCAAACAACAGAAGCAGGTGTGCTTTTTGCTGATGCACGTTACAACACTACAGGTGCTAACAGCAACGAAGCAGGTGCTATTGCAGATTTGATTGACAACAACTTCTTAGATCCAGATGCTCCAGATCCAGCATTATATCCAAAAGGCATGCTACTTTGGAACACACGTAGAAGTGGATTCAATGTAAAACGTTATGAGCGTGATTACATTGATGTAAACGGCACAAACCCAAGACAAAGTGATGCCTCAATGAGCGGTTATCATGCAAATCGTTGGGTTACAGAAAGTGCAAATAATGCAGACGGTTCAGGTAGCTTTGGACGCAATGCACAGCGTAAAGTTGTAGTGCAAGCATTACAAGCAAGTGTAAACAGCAACGAAGACATCCGCGATGATGAATCAAGAAACTTTAACTTGATTGCTGCACCAGGATATCCAGAACTAATTGGTGAAATGAACTCACTTAACACTGACAGAGGCTTAACAGCATTTGTTGTTGGTGACTCACCATTTAGACTTGCATCTTCAACAACCGATTTACAAAACTGGAGTTCTAATGTTAACCTTGCAGTAGAAGACAATGACAACGGACTTGTTACAAGAAATGAATATTTGGGTGTATACTATCCAAGTGGATTTACAAGTGACAATGCAGGAAACAACGTTGTAGTTCCACCATCACACATGGCACTAAGAACTATTGCACTTAACGACCAAGTTGCGTATCCATGGTTTGCACCAGCAGGCACAAGACGTGGTAGTGTTACTAACGCAACAGCAAGTGGTTATGTTAATAGCGAAGGCGAATTTGTAAGTGTAGCACTTAATGAAGGACAAAGAGATACACTATACAGTAATGCAGTAAACCCAATTACATTTATTAATGGTGCTGGGTTAGTTGTATTTGGACAGAAAACAAGAGCTGCTAATGCAAGTGCATTAGACAGAATCAATGTTGCACGTCTAACAGTATATCTACGCAGCCAACTTAAGAAACTTGCAAAACCATATATCTTTGAACCAAATGACAAAATCACACGTGATGAAATTAAACAACAGGTTGAAAGTTTGATGGTAGAACTTGTAGGACTTAGAGCAATTTTTGACTACTTGGTAGTGTGTGACGAAACAAACAACACACCTGCAAGAATTGACAGAAACGAGCTTTATGTAGATATTGCTATTGAACCAGTGAAAGCAGTAGAATTTATCTACATTCCACTACGTCTTAAAAACACAGGAGAAATTGCAAGTCTATAATATCATAAAGTAGGGGGTTTTTGATAATCCCCTACAAATGATAAATACTTGTGAATAGGAGTAATAAATGGCAATCTCATCATTATCAAAATTAACAGTTCCATTAGCAACAAATGACAGCGCAAGCAGTCAAGGTTTGTTAATGCCAAAACTGCAATATCGTTTCCGTGTTACACTTGAAAATTTTGGCGTATCAACTCCAACTACAGAGTTAACAAAACAAGTTATGGATATAACTCGTCCTACGCTAACATTTGAAAACATGGAAATACCAATCTATAACAGTAAAGTTTATCTAGCTGGTAAACACACATGGAGTCCATTGAGTTTAAATCTACGTGAAGACGTAAACAACAATGTGCAAAAACTAGTTGGTGAACAATTACAGAAACAGTTTGACTTTATGGAACAAGCAAGTGCAAACTCAGGACAGGATTACAAATTCGTCACTCGCATCGAAATATTAGATGGCGGAAATGGTGCACTTGGCGTGAATGTTTTAGAGACTTGGGAATGTTATGGTTGTTTTATTACTGAAGCAAACTATAACTCACTTGCTTATGCAAACAACGAACCAGTAAATATTACATTAAGTATTCAATACGACAATGCAATTCAAACTCCTGAAAACACAGGTGTTGGAACATTAGTAGGCAGATCGTTAGGCACAAACGTCACAGGCGGTGGCTGATACTTAAAATACAGATTGCTATTATAATAAAGGAGTATATAGAAATATATACTCCTTTTTATTTTATACGCAGTTTAAATAAGTGATAAATACAATATGGCAATATTCAGTGGTTTTTTTGATAATTTAATTAAAGGTGCGTTAAGTCCTAAAGGTAATTTAGGAGACTATTCTCACGCATCTAATGTTTTTGTAGACGGAAACATGCGTCTTGCTCCAAAAAACGAAAACTTATTTCATGTAGTTTTAAATATTAATCCACAAATAACTCTAAGTAATTTTGGAACATTTAACAATTCAGTAAAAAGAGAAATAAATTTACTTTGTAAAAGAATCGACTTACCAACCTATAATATTTCTACAACAACACTAAACCAGTATAATAGGAAAAAAGTCACGCAAACAGGAGTTGAATACTCTCCAGTTAGCATGGAATGGCATGATGATAATGCTGGTATAAGTAATTTTTTATGGCAAAGTTATTTTAATTATTATTTCAGTGATGCTACTCATACAACATCAAATGGAACTAGTCCCGAAATAGGAGATCCTGCATATCTAAGAGAAGCAGGCAGAAACACCGGCTATGGAACAGGAAGTGTTTTTCAAAACTATAAATTTGGTTTGGATAGACCTGGTAAAGTTAATAATTTTTTTACAAGCATACAAGTTTTTCAATTGCACCCACAAGATGGCAAACCAACAAACACAAGTTTTACATATATTAATCCTCTAGTAGACAGTTGGGATCATCAGCAAGCTGATACAGCATCTACAGCGTTTAGTTCAAACTCAATGAGATTCAGTTATGAAGCAGTCATTATGGACAGAAACTTCACTGATGTAGGTGTAGTGCCGGCAGGATTTGGAGATTCAAGATACGACACCTCACCTAGTCCTTTGAGTATAAACGGCGGCGGCTCAAGTAGTTTTTTTGGAACTGGAGGTGTGTTAGCAGGAACAACTGCTACCATTAACAATCTCCAGCAAGGTAATGTTTTAGGTGCTCTAATTACTGGTGCTAATACTTTTAGAAACGCAAGGAATTTAAGTTTTAGTAGTCTTGTGTCTGAAGTAATTGCTGGGGGAGAAAATTTATTAGTTGATGCTGTTGGCAATGCAAATTTTACAAGTGCAGCATCCTCTAGAGGTGTTACAAACGCACGACCTAAGGTATTTTAATTATGACAGAAATTCAACAAATACTACAAGACTCTTTAGTAGAAACTAGAGAAGTTTTCAGTAATCAAAACAAAAAATCAATAAGTTTTCCAAGTAATTCAGTAGATGCTGTTGTTGGATTTTTTCAATCACGTGGATTTGAAACTACTGCTGCTCAAAGTGTTGCAAGTGTGTTGTTGACACAAGCTAAAGTTGATGGTGTAAATATTATGGAACTTTTAGAAGATATTAAAACACTTGACAGAATTAAACTTACTGATTTAATTACAGCTATACTAAATGCTAATAGATCAAAAATTAGCAAAATTGGTGTGAAAAAAATCAATAACAGTGCAGAGAATTTAACAGCAAGAAACATCATAGTATAATGGCCAAATATGCTCAAGGAAAATATAATCTAAAAAACCCTGAAAAATATATGTCAAATAGAACACCAACTTATCGTAGTAGTTGGGAGTTTGCATTCATGCGTTTTTGCGATGAACATCCAAGTGTAGAAAAATGGGCAAGTGAAGCAGTAAAAATACCTTATCGAAATCCATTTACTGGAAAACAAACTATATATGTGCCTGACTTTTTTATTGTATACACAGATGCAAACAGTAAAAAGCATGTTGAATTAATAGAAGTCAAACCGTTTAATCAAACAGTTCAAGAAAAAGCTACAAGCAAAAATAATAGAGCACATTATTTGTTAAATCAAGCAAAATGGTCAGCTGCAAATGCATATTGTAAACAAAATAAAATACGCTTTAGAGTAGTTACTGAAAATGATATCTTTCATACAGGAAGAAGAGGATAATATTTTATACTAAATAATAGTAGTATTTAATGGAAACTATTATGACTAAAAAACTTGAAGATTTGTTAAATTTACCTGATTCTAAAGAAATAATTGAAGAAGAAAAAACACAATCTGTGCCTGCAGCACATCAAGATACTGTGAGAGATATTGCTGACTTAGATAAAATTGAAGCTGCACTACCGCAGGTAAAAGGTTTAGGCGAATTAGCAGATGCAGAACTCAACGAAGTATCTGAAAAAGCAATGCAAGCATATGAAGATTTAATGGACCTCGGTATGAATGTTGAAAGCCGTTACAGTGGTAGAGTATTTGAAGTTGCAGGCACTATGCTTAAAACAAACCTTGATGCTAAAGTTGCAAAATTAGATAAAAAACTTAAAATGGTAGAACTACAACTTAAAAAAGAAAAAATGGATAGAGATAATTTTGCTAGTCCTACCGGAATGACCGAAGGCGAAGGCTATGTAGTCACAGACAGAAATAGCTTGTTAGAACGTCTTAAAGGGCTAGATAAAGATAAATAAGTTATATAGGAAAATTACAATGAAAAGTTTTACAGAATATCTAACAGAAACACATAAAGTGTATCCATTTAAAATTGGCATTGCAGGAGAACTTCCTGACAAGTGTGAAGAAAATCTTAAAAAATGCCTTGAAAAATATGCTGTAAAAAGTTTGTCAGCGCCAAAGAAAACTCCGATTCAAGAGCGTCCACTAGACTTTCCACAATTGGAAAACTGCGAAGTGTATTACTATGAAGCAGAATTACAGTATCCAAGCACCCCAGACTATATTCAAGAATATATTGGAAACTGTTGCGGTATTGAACAAAGTCATATCATTGTAAGAAGTCCTACCGATCCAAGAGAAGAATATCAAGAGAAAAAAGATGATGGTCCGTATGAGCCTATGTTAACCAAAGAAGAGTTAGAAGGCGTTTCTGCACAGGACCAAGCAGGCGAATCACGTATTATGGATTTGCTAAAAGAATTAGAAACTGCACGTAAAGAAAGAGCAGATGCACAAGATGGATTTAAAATGGAAACAACAAAAGAAGATCCACAAAATAACAAAAGCACAATAGGGAGCTAATTATGAGCAATATGTTAGATATCTTAAGAAACTTTGATGCAGTTGAAAAATCAGTTGCAGAATGTCCTCCGGAAGCTGATGGACAAATGGGTCAACAACCAAGTATTAACATTGCATTAAACGATGCAGAACAAATGGCACAACTACTTCAAGCACTACAAATGGTGCAAAATGCTGAAGCACAAGAAGAAGAAGTTGAAGAATATGACAACGAGCCAGAAGAAGAATATATGGATCTTGACGATGTGCTACCAAGCGGTGATGACTTGCATAAAAAGAAAACTATGTATCCACCAGCAAGCCAAGGCGATAATCCAATGGCAATGGAATCAATCAAAGATCGTTTATGGCAAGCATTAGAAGAAAAAAAAGCAAAACCAGACTTCTTAGATATGGACAAAGATGGCGATAAAAAAGAACCAATGAAAAAAGCCATCAAAGATAAAAAAGCAAAAAAAGGCAAAATGCCTCCGCAGTTTAAGAAATAACTCATCCCCCCAGATACTTCAATAGCGCCTGTTGGCGCTATTTTTTTGAATAAATATTGCTATGGCAACATCATTAGACGGCGTATTAATTAAAAAAGCCAACAAACAAGAAACATTTACAGAAGCACAAGTAGAACACTTACTAAAGTGTATGGATCCTGATGATGGATATTTGTATTTTGCAGAACACTTTGCTCATATACAACATCCTGTAAAAGGACAATTACTTTTTGACCCATATGAGTATCAATTAGGATTATTAGAAAGTTATCATAATTTTAGATTTAATATTAATATGATGCCTAGACAAACAGGAAAGACTACATGTGCAAGTATCTATTTGTGTTGGTATGCTATGTTTAATCCAGATCAAACTATTCTTATTGCAGCACACAAATACACAGGTGCTCAAGAAATCATGCAACGTATTAGATATGTATACGAAACCTGTCCAAACTACATCCGTGCAGGTGTTACAAGTTATAACAAAGGCAGCATAGAATTTGAAAACGGATCACGTATTATTAGCCAAACCACTACAGGTAATACAGGACGTGGTTTATCTATTTCCTTACTATACTGTGACGAGTTTGCGTTTGTGCAACCTAACATTGCGGAAGAGTTTTGGACTTCAATATCTCCTACTCTAGCAACAGGTGGTCGTGCTATTATTACTAGCACACCTAACTCAGACGAAGATACTTTTGCTACTATTTGGAAACAAGCAGAAGATAAATTTGACGAATACGGTAATGAAAATAATGTTGGTATAAACGGATTTCATGCATTTAGGGCAGACTGGTGGGAACATCCTGATCGTGACGATAAATGGAAAGCAGAAGAAATTGGGCGTATTGGTGAAGAAAAATTTAGACGTGAATATGGCTGTGAATTTTTAGTATTTGATGAAACTTTAATTAGTAGTTTGCACCTTACTGTAATGGAAGGTGTTTCTCCTGTAATAAACATGGGACAAACACGTTGGTATAAAAAACCAGAACCAGGAAAAAATTACGCTGTAGCACTAGATCCAAGTATGGGCACTGGAGGAGATAATGCCGCTATACAAGTTGTAGAGTTACCAAGTTATGAACAAGTAGCTGAATGGCAGCATAATACAACCAGTATACCAGGACAAATTCGTGTGCTTAAAGACATATGCACATACTTAGAAACAGAAAGACATGACGATAATGGAATTTATTGGAGCGTTGAAAACAACGGTCTTGGAGAAGCTGCACTACTTGTCATTCAAGATTTAGGCGAAGAAAATATTCCAGGACTGTTTATAAGCGAACCTATACGCAAAGGTCATGTGCGCAAGTTTCGTAAAGGGTTTAATACAACTCATAGTGCAAAAGTCACTGCATGTGCAAGAATGAAAACTATGATTGAAAATGAAAAATTAAAAATACATAGCAAGCCATTTATAAGTGAACTCAAAACATTTGTTGCAACAGGAAGTAGCTATCAAGCAAAACCGGGTGCAACTGACGATTTGATTAGCAGTATGTTACTTGCATTACGTATGATTGGAGTGATGAAAGATTGGGATCCATCAATCTATAATAGTTTCACACAAATGGAATCCTCTATAGACGAAGATTACGAAATGCCAATGCCTATCTTCGTTAGCAGCAACTATTGATAAATACTTTACTATGAATAAGTTTAAAACATTTGCATCTGATATGTTCAATAAAATTAGAGGACGTTTTACCGACGTTACCATTGGTGACGAAAATGGTAATGTAACAAATATACCTGAGGATGCAAGGTTTTTTGAGTTCAGTTACAACGCTCAAGGCAATGAATTGGGCAAAGTAAGTGTATCGTTAGACGAAGAAAATGGCGTAACAGTAATTGTTGCAAAAGATTTAGTGTTAAATCAAGTAGAAGCAATACAAGATGATTGGTATAATTTTTTAAAAGAATTAAGATATTTTGCCAAAAAACGTATGCTTAAATTTGACGTTAGAGATATTAACAAATCAAACCTAGACAAAAGAGATTATGAATACTTAGCGCAAAATCGCCCCGGAGAAAATACAATGTCAGAATCTAAAATGTATGGTAACGAAACAAGAAGTTATCAAAAAATTGGAAAGGCAAGAATAGCAATCAAGCATTCTGCTCCAATCAATGTAGAAAGTTCTAATAGCAGAACCAGCAAAATTGGCTCAATTTATATTGAATCACCAACAGGTGAAAGATTTAAATATCCATACAAGCATTTAGCTGGTGCAAGAGCAATGGCATTACATGTAAACGAAGGCGGTCATATGTATGACGACTTTGGCAAATACATCTCCGGTTTGTCAGAAGAAATGTCTAAATTGCGCAAGTTTAGCCAATACATGAATCGCAGTAGTGTAATGGCAGAAACATTAGAAGGCTACACAGATATTGTAAAAGGGCGTATCAAAGAAGTAAGACAAGAAATACAAAACTTACAAAAACCAGGCTATTACAAAGAAGCAAGTGAAAACTATGAAGTTGCTGTCATGGAAGAAGTTCCAACCAATGTATCTGATGCATGGGTTGATCAACTTACTATCAAGCAGTTTAACGAAGAATTAAAAGATGTGTTTCCATACATTTATAATTTAGTAGGCACAAGCGTAGTAGAAACAATTGACTTAGATGATATATTAGACGAAGGCTATATGAAAGGCTATAAAGAATATCATTGTAAAGACTGCGGATGCCAAATGCACAACTGTAAACCAGGATGTGATTGTTCACATGATTCTCATGACGAAACTGGTTCGTGGTGGAGAGACGCAGACGGCAATGGTGTTCCTGATGCATTTGAATCAACAAACAAAGTTGACTACAATAGAATTGTAGAATTAGCAATTGATAAACTAATGGGTCAGTTTGCTGAAGAAGTAAACGAAGCAAAAGCAAAACCAGGGTATTGCTCAGACGATTGCTGTGGTGCAGACGTAAAAGCAGAAGATTGCACATGTGCTCCAACATGCGAACACTGTGATTGTAATAAAGATAAAAAAGAATCAGACGATGATACAATGGATGTCAAAGTAGGCCCACAAGGCATGGAACCAATGGATCAACCTCAACAACCAGAATTACCAATTGGAGAGTTCATTCTATCTTACTTTGATAGAGAAAACGGAACATTTCCTAAAGGCGAAACAGCAGTATTAACCATGGTAGAAAAGCAATACGGCGAGCAATATGTTGAACCGGCTGCTAAATTTATGAAAAAAGTAGAAACTACTATAGCACACAAAAAGGCTGAAGAAACGGCAAACAGCCGCTATCCAGAAACTGAACTGGCTAAACAAGGCGAAATTGGCGAACGTTCACAATTTGAATTATACAGAAATAGCATCGTATTGTATGATCCAACTACAATGGAAGTGAAAAGAACATATCCATTAGGTCATGGTAAACGAGCAAGCGCAGACGCAGAAAAATTAGACTTAATTGCTACTGACGGTGCTAAGTATATGGAACTTGTCAGAGACAAAAAACGTATGGCAGCACAAGACACTGAAAAATCAGCAGAGCTACCAAAAGCACAAGAACCAAAAAAACCAGGCGCACTAGATAGATTAAAATCGTTAGCCGGTTTAAGTTAATCGGCTAACTTTTTGATATTATTGTCAAAAAAACACTTGACAATGATAAATAGATTGTGTAGTATAACTATTATGTGCTACACACTTAGGCACAAATGCATAGGCAATTATAAGGAGGCATAACTATGGCATCATTAGCTGAAATTAGAGCAAAACTAAAAGAACAAGAGAACCGTGCATCAGGCACAAGTTCAAGCGGCGGCGACAACGCAATTTACCCATTTTGGAATATGAAAGAAGGCGACACTGCAACGTTGCGTTTCTTGCCTGATGGCGATGCATCAAACACTTTCTTCTGGAAAGAACGTTTGATGATCAAACTTCCATTTGCGGGTGTAAAAGGCGATACAAGTTCACGCCCAGTTCAAGTGCAAGTTCCATGTATGGAAATGTATGGTGAATCTTGCCCAATCCTACAAGAGGTGCGTGGTTGGTTCAAAGATCCAAGTCTTGAAGACATGGGTCGTAAGTATTGGAAAAAGCGTTCTTACATCTTCCAAGGTTTTGTTGTAGATGATCCATTAAAAGAAGATTCTCAACCAGAGAATCCCATTCGTAGATTCATCATTGGTCCACAAATTTTCCAATTAATCAAAGCAGCACTAATGGATCCTGATATGGAAGAACTACCAACAGATTATACTGCTGGTGTAGATTTCCGTTTGTCAAAAGGAACCAAAGGCGGTTATGCAGATTATGGCGCAAGTAATTGGGCACGTAGAGAGCGTCCACTAGGTGATGCAGAGATGGCAGCAGTAAACACACACGGTCTGTTTAATCTAAACGACTTCCTTCCTAAAAAACCAGGCGAAGTTGAGCTTAAAGTTCTTACTGAAATGTTTGAAGCAAGTGTAGACGGTGAAGTATATGATCCAGATCGTTGGAGCAATTATTTCCGTCCTAGCGGAATGGCTGCACGAACAGGTGACCCAGTAGCACAAGCACCAGCAGCACCAACACCTTCTCCAGTAGAAGATGACATTCCTTTTAAGTCAACTGAAGAAGCAGCAGCAGAAGCAGCACCTGCTCCAGCAGCAGCACCTGCTGAATCTGCAGGCGGCGCAAGCGACATTCTTGCAATGATCAGAGCACGTCAAAATCAGTAAAAACAACGCTGTAGGCTTGTTTTTTAGTAAACAAGTCTACAGCCTTTACGCTTTTTAGGAGGTATGTATGGCTACAAAATCTTTTGATCCTAGTAAGTTTAGGACACAACTTACAAAGAGTATCACTGGTATGAGTGCAGGCTTTAATGATCCAACAGATTGGATCAGCACAGGTTCTTATGCACTTAACTATTTAATTAGTGGAGACTTTAAAAAAGGTATTCCACTAGGTAAAGTGTCTGTTTTTGCAGGAGAAAGTGGCGCAGGTAAAAGTTACTTTTGTTCTGGAAATATTGTAAAACATGCACAAGATCAAGGTATTTTTGTTGTTCTTATTGACAGCGAAAATGCATTAGACGAAGCATGGTTGCAAGCTCTTGATGTAGATACATCTGAGAGCAAACTACTTAAACTAAACATGTCAATGATCGATGACGTTGCTAAAACAGTATCAACATTTATGGCAGATTACAAAAGCATGGATGAAGACGATCGTCCTAAAGTATTATTTGTTATTGATAGTTTAGGTATGTTGTTGACACCTACTGATGTTGATCAGTTTAGCAAAGGTGACATGAAAGGTGACATGGGTAGAAAGCCCAAGGCACTTACTGCATTGGTCCGTAATTGTGTAAACATGTTTGGTTCACACAACGTTGGACTAGTTGCAACTAACCATACATATGCATCGCAAGATATGTTTGATCCGGATGATAAGATTTCAGGCGGTCAAGGCTTTATCTATGCTTCTAGTATTGTTGTTGCCATGAAGAAGCTAAAATTAAAAGAAGATGCAGATGGTAATAAAACTAGCACAGTCAACGGTATTCGTGCAGGGTGTAAAGTTATGAAAACACGTTACGCTAAACCGTTTGAAGGTGTGCAAGTAAAAATTCCTTATGAAACAGGAATGGATCCATATAGTGGACTTTTTGATTTGTTTGAAGCAAAAGGTCTATTAGAAAAACAAGGTAATCGCTACAAGTATATTGATAGCGCCGGAGAAGAAACACTAGAATATCGCAAGAACTGGACAGGTGAACTACTCGAAATGGTCATGGCAGATATGCCGCAAAAAGAAGCACAGATGGTAAATACCGACAATGCAATCGAAGAAGTTGTAGACCATGACGAGGAGCCTGTAGTCAATGAATGAAGATCAAATAGTTGATGTTTGGAACTTGTTTAAAAATTATTTAGACAAAAAACAAATCGATATTGTAGCAGAAAAATTTATTGATATGTTAGCAGACTATGGTGTTGATGATTTAACATTAAAAGAATGCTTAGGCACAGATAAAATTTTAGATGCCGCAATACAATACTATTTAGAAGATGACAGCGATGTTGACTACGATGATGACTACGAATGGGATGAATAATGGGATGGTATTCTGAAGTATCAAGAAACATTGGCAAAATTCCTTCTGCAATACAACACTTTGAAACTGAATTAGATTTAGCAAGAAAAGAATGTAAGTTAGTAGGTAATGTTGAAAAAGCAGCAGCTGAAATGCCAGGTATTGTTGAACATCGTTTCAATCAACTTCAAGAAATTGAAGCAATTCTAAACTATTTAAATATAGAGCTACGCAGATTGCGTAGCTCTTATTTTAAAAAATATCTTGAAAACTATCAACGTGCATTAAGCAGTCGCGATGTAGAACGCTACGTAGACGGAGAAGCTGACGTTGTTGATTATGAAAAGATTATAAACGAATTTGCATTATTACGTAACAAATGGTTAGGCGTTTTAAAAGCTCTCGATCAAAAGCAATGGCAGATAACTAATGTTGTAAAATTACGTGTAGCAGGAATGGAAGACGCGACATTATAATGGCACATAGTAAAGAATATTTAAAAGAACTTGAAAAGTTACATAGTAAGTCTGCATTTGGAAGTGGTAAAGAAATACCAAAACCTGTTGTAGAATTACTTGACTCAGGCGAAATACAAAGTATGTTAGACTTTGGTAGTGGTAAAGGTCTAACATCATTAACAATAAAAGAAAAATATCCACATATTAAATTATACACATATGATCCAGTAACAAGTCCTATACAGTTGCCAGATCAAGTTGATTTAATATATAGTAGCGATGTTTTAGAGCATATAGAACCCGACTTATTAGAAGCTACATTAAAAGATCTTTTTGCAAGAGCACAAAAATATCAATATCATCTAATTGCTTGTCATCCAGCTAAGAAGAAATTAAGTGATGGTAGAAATGCACACTTAATTATTGAAGAACCTACATGGTGGAAACATAAACTTTCTGAGTATAAATGGAATACACAGTATGAAAAAACTACAAAGAAAAAACTTGTAGAAAAATTTGGAATCTATGTTCAAAAGTATATTACAGTGTTAAAAAAATGAAATTAGTTTATAACTATTGGATGCCTAATTCAGATAATCATTTCGAACGCTTGATTGCAAAGCGTATCAAAAAAGGTGGGCCGCCTGAATATCAAGACGATGTAAGAGATGTAGCGTATAGATACGTTGATGATTTTAGTTTAGCAATTGATGTTGGCGCAAATGTAGGCTTATGGGCAAAACCTTTAACTAGAAAATTTGATCGTGTAATTGCATTTGAACCACTCGAACAAGTATATACTTGTCTTGAGCGTAATGTAAACGGATTGCCAGTCGATATCAATAGATTTGCATTAGGCAGTGTAAACAGCACAGTTGAAATGGTATACGATGCAGAAAACACAGGTGGTAGTTTTGTAAGTGAAGTTGGCACTGGTAGTATACAAATAAAAAGATTAGACGATTTAAATCTGCCAAAATTTGGATTACTTAAAATAGATTGTGAACGACATGAACTTGAAGTTTTAAAAGGTGCAATGAACACAATACTTAAATACAAACCAATTATAGTTTGTGAACAACAAGCCGACACAAATGAATGTGCAGGTATGTTTTTAAAATCATATGGTGCATACGAAATTACCAATGTCAGAAAAGACTATATCTTTGGGTGGCGTTGATTAAATATCTTTATGACAACAGTATTTGTATCTGGCGGATTTGATCCACTTCATAGCGGACATATTGAATATTTTAAAGCAGCAAAACAATTAGGAGACACTCTCGTAGTTGGAGTGAATAGCGATCCATGGTTGGTTCGTAAAAAAGGGCAAGCATTTATGCCCTTTGAAGAACGTGCTAAAATTATTGAAAATTTAGAAATGGTTGACAACGTAATGCTAGTTTCTGACGATGATACAGGAGGAACTAGCAAAGCTATTGGATATTTACTACAAACAACTACTGGAAAAATAATTGTTGCTAACGGTGGAGATAGAATCAACGGAGACATACCGGAACAAAAAGTATACGGTAATCATCCTGATGTTGAGTTTGTTTTTGGTGTAGGTGGAGAAGATAAAAAGAACAGCAGTAGTTGGATTCTAAAAAACTGGGACAAGCCTATAACTAAACGTGCTTGGGGTGAATACAAGGTATTAGATCGCAACGGCGAATGGCAAGTCAAAGAACTTACATTTTACCAGGGCAAATCTCTTAGCGATCAACGACACTTTAAACGCAGTGAACACTGGCACGTTGTAGACGGTGTTATTAATATGTTTTTACAAGACAAACGAGGTAACAAAACTAGCACCTTGCTAGTCCCAGGAGACAGTATTGATATACCTGTAGGTTGGTGGCATAAAGCAGTAAACATAGATAACAAAGATGCTAAAGTAATTGAAGTTTGGCTAGGCAAAGAGCTGACTGAAGATGATATAGAAAGAAGAGATTAATGAAAGTATTTGTAGGCTGGGACAGCAGAGAAGATATTGCTTATCAAGTTGCAAAGCAAACTATTATTGAAAAGTCTAGCATTCCGGTAGACATACAACCATTAAAACAAAAAGATTTGAGGAAAGCCGGCATATACACTAGACCTGTAGACGCACTTGCATCTACAGAATTTACCTTTACAAGATTTTTAATACCAGAACTGTGTAATTTTAAAGGTTGGGCACTTTTTATAGATTGTGATTTTGTGTTTTTAGATGATATAAAAAAGTTATACGACCAAAGAGACGACAAGTATGCTATAATGTGTGCCCAGCACGATTATACACCTAAGGAAGGTGTTAAAATGGACGGAAAGCAACAAACACAATATCCAAGAAAAAATTGGTCAAGCATGATGCTAATTAATTGTGAACATCCAGCAAATGCTGTTGTGACAAAAGATTTTGTAAATGACGAACGTAAAACTGGTGCGTTTTTACATAGATTTAGTTGGTTAAAGGACGAAGAAATTGGAGAAATTAGTCACGAATGGAATTGGCTTGTTGGTTGGTATAAGGAACCAGAAGACGGCACTCCAAAAGCATTGCACTACACCGAAGGCGGTCCGTGGTTTGAAGAATATCAAGACTGTGAATACGCAAAAGAATGGTATAAAGGAAAAGCAAACTATCTAGAATACGAACTAGAGGAATCAAAAAAAAAATTAGAAGCTAATATAAACAAAGTAATTACTGTTAATGATTTAAGTTATCCTCCTCATATCATAAATTACTTTAAAGCAAAAGTAAACAGTTGGATTGATCCTAGTGAAAACTATTTTAAATCTAAGGAAGAAATTAAAACATTTGAGGAAAATAAAATGGGAATCAAAGTTGCAGGCATAGCACCAACACAGGGCGAATTTAATTACGAAAAGAAAGGATTAGAATATGATCCTTATATTAGCGATTTTATAATCGGTGCCGGCGGTTATATCAGTGAATTTACTAGAGAAAAAGGAACTGATAATACATTAATTATTAGAGGACTAGGCGGGGGTGGCCAAAAAGCACTGAAATATTGTATTGAAAACAATAGAGATTATTATGCTATCGATACAGGATATTATCAACCTACAACAAAAAAAGAATATCATCGTATAACTAAAAATGCTTTACAACAGCAAGGCGAAATCATTTCTCGTCCACACGACAGAATATCAAAATGGCGTTATAAAGTTCCAAAATACAGAGAAGGCGAATACATTTTAGTATGTCCTCCGAGCGAAAAAGTAATGAAGTTTTACGGAGAAAGTTTAGAAGACTGGATTAGAATAACTACTGCCCAGATTAGAGCCCACACTGATAGACAAATAGTTATTAGAAAAAAACCTGATCGTAGTGTAAGAGTTACAACAGACACAATTTGGAAAGCACTTGATAAAGCATACTGTTTAATTACATACAATAGTATAGCTGCTACAGAAGCAATACTTGCAAACAGACCAGCTATTGCTTTAGCACCTAATGCTGCAACAGTATTGTGTAACACAAAAATCAGTGAACTCAACAAGCTGAATATACACGATCCTGATCAAATATATGCTTACGCAGCTCACTTAGCATATTGCCAATTCACGGCACAAGAAATGCGTAACGGAACAGCATGGCGTATTTTAAATGAAAGTCGTTAGTTATTACAATGTTGTTCCTACAATAAACAACAACAAAGAAAAATATTTACTTTTAGAAAAGTTTGTAAATGGCGTAAATTCAGCTGGTGATATAGGCATCTTACACAAAAGTAATAATTTAATCGATTGTGATGTTGGAGTTATACAAGGCTGGCAGCACGAAGTAGGAAAAAATGCACCACATTTAAAATTACGTCAAAGTGTAATTGACAGAACACAAAACAAACATGTCATTACAGCAGACAGCAATTTGTTTTTATATCATACAAAAACAAATCAACCACATTGTTATTTGAGATATAGCTTTGATGGCGTATTTCCAAACACAGGAAATTATTGCGATACTAACCCTGATCCAAAACGTTGGCAACAAATACAAAATGATTTAGGAATTAGATTAGAAGATCCTAAAAGAGGTAGACATATTGTATTGTGTTGTCAGCGTAATAAAGGATGGAGCATGGGAGGATATGATGTTGTGTCTTGGATTCAAAATGTTGTAAAAGAAATAAGGAAACACAGTCCAAGACATATTATTGTAAGAGCACATCCAGGTGATAAGAAAGCTGGAGTTTATTTACACCCTCATAACTCTCCAATTGCAAAAATGCCAAATGTAAGTATCAGCAGACAAGGCACTCCATTAGAAGCTGATCTAGTGCAATGCTATGCCGTAGTTAATCATAATAGCAGCAGTATTGTAGGACCAATTATAAAAGGGTATCCAGCGTTTATCACTGATCCAAGTAAAAGTCAATGCGCAGAAGTTGCACATCACGGATTTGAAAACTTAGAGTCACCTAAAGAATTTGATAGAGAACGTTGGCTAGAACGGATTAGTATGTTTCATTGGAGTTTACGGGAATTAGAAGACGGTAGTTGTTGGCGTCATATGCGTCAGTTTGTCCAATAACTTTCTTGACGGTTTACTATTAAATCTCTAGGCTTGTTGCTTTTACCAATTTGTTTTCTATCGCCCTTAAGATGATCAAGATATGCACCTAGTTCACTGTTAATAATAGGATGACCTTCACCATTAACTAGATTACCACTGATATTATTGATGATGCCGTTTGGGTGTTTTCTTTTTATTTTCTTTAAAACTTCGTCAAACACATAACTATCGTGCCATTCTTCCATACGGAAAATACCATATTCAGCATGTTCATATACGTGTTCGAATTCTTGTAAAAATTCAAGACCAATTTCATTACGCAAGTTTATTCCATAAAACCCGCACTCTGGCCATTTTTTACCTCTGCCCATATAAGCTAACCATGCTCTGTCTGGTAACAAATTTTTAAATGCTTTGTAAGGAAATGGACTATGCACAAAAGTATCAGCATCCATCCACACAATCCAATTTGTGTTACAACGTTCAGCAGCATCAAAAACAGCATATACCTTATTTGCAAAACGTATTGCATCCCATTTAAATTCTTTGTGCCAGTCTTTAGGTCTACGTGCTTTTATTTCAGGCGGACATTTTCCGTTTGCTTTAGGTTCATTTTTCCAACGTTCTTTAAAGGCAACTAGTTTTGGCAAACTTTGTTTTTGATCTAATATTTGTATACGAGAGTCTTTGATTTTAGGATCGCAATCTTCTGCGTATAGGATTAGATTTATATCTTTGTCAATGTTTTGACTAAAACTTTCTAAAAATCTTTTTCCGTATAATTCATAAACTGGTTGATGAAATGTTGAAACCACTGTAATTGACATTGACAATCCTTGATAAATATGCTACTATTTAACTATGAAATTTAGATTATGGACAGAATACGGTGCACTTAATTCCAAAGATATTTTTCGGGCTTTTGGCGATTCTATTGTTCGCAATGGCTGGAGTATTAGCAACAGTGATAATCTTGGGCATGCCGATGTTCATGTTATTTGGAGCGTTCTTTTTCATGGCAGAATGGCTAGGAACCAAAGTGTTTGGTCCTATTGTGTTTCCCATAACAGACCGATTATCGTCCTTGAAGTCGGAGGAATCAAAAGAGGCAAAACGTGGAAGGTTGGAATCAATGGAATCAACCGTGATGCCTACTTCGGTGATAGAGGAAATGATGAGTCGAGAGCAAAAGCGTTAGGACTTGAATTACAGCCTTGGCGTAGAAATGGCGAATATATTCTTATATGCGGACAGCATGATAAAAGTCTACAATGGCAAGGCATGCCACGCATGAGCAATTGGTTCTTAAATACATATGACGAAATACGCAAGTATACTGACCGTCCTATTTTGTTTAGACCACATCCACGTTGTAGGCTAGAACACATAGAACGTGGATTGCGTTATGTTGAAAGACAGGAGCCAAGACATATTGCAGGCACTTATGATGATTTTGATATGGGGTTTAGTAATATATTTGCTACTGTTAGTTACAGTAGCAATCCTGGGTGTCATAGTATCATCCAAGGCGTTCCTGCTTTTGTTAGTCCTTCTTCTCTTGCTTATGATGTAGGCAATGATATAGATTTTTTACATGATATTGAAAATCCTTTGATGCCTGATAGAACACAATGGTTAAATGATTATGCTTGGACAGAATACACAGTAGATGAAATAGCTGCTGGTATGCCATTGAAAAGATTGACTAAATGTTTATAAAGTGTTATAGTATATTATGAATACAAAATTAGAAACTATCGAAGATTGTTTAGAAATAATTACTGGCTTAGTGCGGACTCATGCTCTATGCAAATTTAATATAGACAGTGATGATAAAACTATTATAAACAGTATTGCCCGACAAGTTTTTAAAGGTAAAGCATTAACAGACAGACAATTTTCATTGATGCAAACCAAACTATCTATGTATGAATCACAGTTTGTTGGTAACGGATATAACAATTTTCAACCAGCAATTTCTAGTTTACGTATGCCACTACGTAAAATTGACCGTAGCAAATATGTAAAAATTATTGAAGGTTCTCCCAAACCAGATTCACAAGGAGAATGGATCAAAATTAGATTTCCTTTTAGCAAAAAAGATATTTTAAAAATTGATGCTGTAGCAACCAAAAACCGTAAACAATATTGGCATGAAAAAGGTTCACATGAACACTATTTTAAATTAAATGAATCTACAGTATTTGATGTGTGTGAAATATTTGTCAAAAAAGATTTTGAAATAGATAAAAAACTAATAGAATATTACAAACAAATTTTAGAAATAAAACAAGAACCTGGCAAACACATTGCAGGACTATGGAATAATCAACTAAAAAATATTCCAAAAAAAGGTATAAACTTTATTGACAAAAAAGAAAGATTACATCTGTTAGACAGAAAAAGACAGTATGGATTAAATTATATAACATGCGATAAAGATGCAACACTTGCTAACTATATTGCGCATCGTAGTAAGACAGCAATTTGTATAGATCCTAAAAACCACACAATTGACAGTATTGTAGAAAGTTTACTGGTGTTAGAAAGATTTCCTATTCTTTGTTTATTAGACAAAGAAGAAGAATATGATCAACTGGTTACATTACATACTGCATTTAGAAATATAGTAGAAAACAAAAATCAATCAGTATTATATAGAAAAGAAAACACAAGAGAAAAAGATAAAAATTTTAACGAATATATTCACAAGAAAAAACTTAACAATTGGGTTGACAAATCAACAAAAATTGTATATATAAGTAAGTCTAAACTTCCAAAACTATTACTTACTGTAGACTGGAAGCCACAATGTGTATTGTCATTATCAAGCACAAGAATGATGACTCAGTTAGGAATATACGTTAATGATGTTTGTGATTTACATATATATCATGATGATAGTCCTAGCTATTTTCCAACTTATGCAGGAGTATTTAGCTAGTGGCTAGTTGCAAATTAATTATAGAAGACGAAGTTAATATTAAACTAGAAGGACTAGACGTAGATGTCAGACGAAAGCTCTCCAATGCTCTTAAATTTGAAGTGCCTTATGCTCGATACATGCCCCAGTATAAATTGGGACGATGGGACGGTAAAGTTGCTTTCTTTGGTATTGGCGGCACAGGCTACGTTAATCATCTTGATGTTATTACTTCTGTATTGGAAAAAAATCATGTCCAAATTGTTGACATTGAAGACCGACGACATCCAATAAAATTAAATTTTCCACAAGTTACAGAACGTTACTGGGCTGATCAAGGTGTGCGTTGGCCCAAAGGGCATCCTGCAGAAGGTGAAGAAATCATTCTGCGTGACTATCAAGTAGAAGCAATCAACAACTTTGCAAACAATCCCCAGAGCTTGCAACAGATTGCAACTGGCGCAGGTAAAACTATTACAACTGCTACACTATCACATATGAGTGAAAAGTATGGACGCAGTTTAGTTATTGTGCCTAACAAGTCACTTGTAACACAAACAGAAGAAGACTATATAAATTGCGGACTTGATGTTGGCGTTTATTTTGGAGACAGAAAAGAGTTAGGTAAGACTCACACCATCTGCACTTGGCAGTCATTAAACATACTGGACAAGAAGCACAAGGACGGATCAGCAGTATTATCACTAGCAGAGTTCTTAGATGGTGTGAGCACAATTATTGTAGACGAAGTTCACCAAGCAAAAGCAGAAGTGTTGAAAAACTTGCTTACACGCAACTTAAAAAATGCTCCAATACGTTGGGGACTAACAGGAACTATTCCTAAAGAGAAGTTTGAGTTTGAATCAATACATGCAAGTTTAGGTCCAGTTATTGGTGAGATTACAGCAAAAGAATTACAAGACAAAGGTGTGCTATCACAGTGTCACGTAAACATTGTGCAACTTATTGATACAGTGGCACATAGAGGCTATCAAGAAGAATTAAAATATCTAGTTACAAATCAAGACAGAATAAATTACTTAGGCAAATTATTAAACACAGTAAAAGAATCAGGCAACACTCTAATACTTGTAGATAGAATTAGTGCAGGCGAAATGCTACAAGAACTTATTCCAGGATCAGTCTTTGTAAAAGGAGACGTAAAACTAAAGGATAGAAAAGATGCGTATGACGAAATCAACGAAGGAACTAATCACGTGGTTATTGCCACTTATGGTGTCGCTGCTGTTGGTATTAATATTCCTCGCATTTTTAACCTTGTTCTTATTGAGCCCGGAAAAAGTTTTGTTAGAGTTATTCAAAGTATAGGTAGAGGCGTTAGAAAGGCAAAGGACAAAGACTTCGTGCAAATATGGGATCTTACAAGCACTTGTAAGTTTGCGAAGCGGCACCTTACCCAACGTAAAAAGTTTTATAAGGAAGCAGAATACCCATTCACAATTGAGAAAGTGGATTGGAAATAAATGAGAATATTAACACTTGAAAACCATAGTTTTTCATTAAATTCATTACCAGAAGTGATTGAAGATGATTTAAGATTTTCGGTATTGGATAATAGTAATCCTGAAGATCCTGATTTCTTTTTTAATCCTTTGATTTTTTTAGAATCATTTAATGCACCTGCTGTAGTTTTGAATATAGCAGGAAATGAAATCACAATGCCATTAGATTGGTGTGTTGCTGTAGGTTGTAGCGAATCAGGTAGTGACTTAGAAGTTTTGCCTTTAACTAGTTTAAACGAAAGAGGATTTGAAGCATTTTTATTTAATCCTTTAACTGGAACACATCCAAGATTTGCTAAAATTGAAATAACAAACTTTTACAATGACGTAAAATGGTATTTTCCTAAGATGCGTAATGGACATTTGTTATGTGTTCCAATTACAGATAGTAAGAATCCAGACTGTGTGTATTTTGTAAAAGATATCAATAGGCAAAGTGAAATTATAGACTTTGGTCTACTATTATAAGGAGAGTAAAATGATTGCAGGTAAAGTTTGGGGACAAACTGAACTTATTCACGCCAACGGTGTGTTAGAGTTTCACCGAATTGAGTTCAAAGGCGGCTACAAGTGTAGTGAGCATGAACATAGATTTAAATGGAATGGATTTTTTGTAGAGTCCGGCAAAATGCTTGTTCGTGTATGGCAAAAAGATTATAATTTAATTGATGAAACTATTTTAGGTCCAGGCGATTTTACACAGGTAAAGCCGGGTGTTATTCATCAGTTTGAAGGACTAGAAGACGGTGTAGCTTTTGAATTATACTGGGCAGAATTTAATCACAATGATATTGTGAGACGAACAGTTGGTTCAGAAATTTAAAAAACGAAGTTTACCAATTGAACTAAAAGGTAATAATCCAAGACTCAAATGTGAATTTGTGTCTACTATGGACCAATACTATTTTGATAGGTTTGGTTGTTTTATGATTGACAGTTTTTTAAAAAATACACCTGACAATTTTGTGTTACATTTATATGCTGAAAAAATAAACTCAAAGTTTACAAAAACAGACAAACTAAAAGTATATGACTGGAATCATGTATGCTTAAAAAATTGGAAAGATTTTTGCAACAAAACAGAAAATAAAAAAGAAGTCAAATTTGCAAAAAAAGGTTTTGCTTTTTTACATGCATTAGAAAATATAAAAGGCGATTATATTATCTGGGTAGATGCTGATATATTTTTTAAACAAAAAATTGATACTAGTTTTTTAAATTATGCTTGTTCAAAAAAACATCTAATAGGATTGTTTAGTCACGATTATTTAAATTTAGGTATAAGTGCAGAATCTGGGTTTGTTGTAGTAAACCAGAATCATGTAGATTACAAAGAGTTTGTTAAACAATATAAGGTATCATATGAACAAAAACCAAAAGAAATTGAAAGATGGTATGACGGACAAGTATGCATGTATGCAGCAAAAAAATTTAAAAATGTAAATGATTTATCATTTACAATGTATGATGTAGACACACATACTCCTTTAAATCATTGTCCAATGAATGAATTTTTAACACACGAAAAAGGTCCAACTAAAAAAAATTTAGTGTCAGGGTATTTTGAAAGGTTAATTGAATGATAGGAATATACGGAGATAGTTATGCAGAGCCAGGTGATTCGTGGGTTGATTATATAAACAGTGATTTTCGTTGTTTTAATAAAGGCGGCAGTAGTATTGATTATTCCTATTATAAATTTTTAGAAACACACAAACAGTTTGACAAAATTATTTTTATTGTTAGTAGTTTTCACAGAGGCAGTATTTTTACTTTAGAAAATAATAAATCTGTGCATATAGCTTTTTACCAAGATGCAGATATAGAAGATATAAAATTTTCAAATATAGATAAAATGGACAGAACAGAATTAAAAAGTTTTAAAAAATACAATAAAAAAATCTGGCCTTTTATAGAAAACGAAATTAACAAAATAAAAAATTATGATAGTAATATTGTATATCATAACGCTTATATAGATAGTATATTATATCGTCGGCCTGATGCGCATATAGTATATGCATTTCCTTTTCCTAATCGTAGTGATGTAGGAATGATAAACATTAGTAGACTTGATTGGAATCATCTAAAATTATCAGAACACAATGACTTTAGATGTTGCCATATGAGTGATACTCAAAACAGAGAATTTGCTAATTATATGATACAGCATATGAATGGAAATATTGACATCCACCATACATTCAAAAATGCAAAAGATCATTATACTATTAGTCAAACATTAGAAGAGGCAAATTGGGTATGAAAATATTAGTCACCGGACATAAAGGATTCATAGGCAGTCATTATTACAACTATGTAAAGGATACATATGATGTAATTGGTTACGATCAAAAAGATGGTTTTGAAAGTGATTTAAAATGTTCTGACGTGGCTAACCAATTGCCTGACACTGATGTAGTTGTTCATCTAGCAGCAACCAACGGCACTAAATTATTCTATCAACATCCAACAGATGTTTGTATCAACAACACACTGCCAACTATAAACTTAATAAAACGCTATCACAGCACAAAAACTAAGTTCATATTTGCCAGCACTTGTGAAATATTCAACAGCACAATTGACAACGGATACTATCATGTGCCCACAGACGAATCAGTGCCTGTGATGTATAATGACATTACAAACCCACGTTGGAGTTATAGCATTCCGAAAGCTCTAGGTGAAAATTTGGTAGCAAACAGTGGTTTAGAATATCTCATCATACGCTACTTTAACGTGTATGGACCAGGACAGATTGATCACTTTGTAAATGAATTTGTAGAACGCTGTAAGCAAGGCGAGTATTACATCAACGGCAATGACACAAGAAGTTTTTGTTATGTAGATGATGCTGTGCGTATGACAGACGTGTTAATTAAAACAGGAAGTAATCAAACTGTGAATGTAGGCAACGACAACGAAATCAGTATTTCGGTAGTTGCAAAAATGATAATGGGTTATATAGGCATTAATCCAGACAGGTTAGAAATATTGCCTGGACCAAAAGGCAGTGCTACTCGTAGATGTCCTGACACAACACTAGTGCAAACACTTACAGGATTTACAGATTATACGCCTTTGGAAGTAGGGCTTAAAAAGACAGTGGAAAGTTTATTATGAAACTAGGTATTATTGGAATGGGCGTTGTAGGAAACGCAAACGCAACAGGCTTTAGATTGTTAGAGCATGATGTTGTTGAACACGACATCAAGTTTGATACTGAGATAAAAGACCTAGCAGATACAGAAGTGGTGTTCTTGTGCTTGCCTACTCCAGAGGCAAACGGTGCTTGTGATACTACGGTAATTGAAAGTGTGCTACAAGATCTGATACAAATCAACTATGGTGGTGTTGTGTGTATTCGCAGCACAGTTGAGCCAGGGTTTACAGAACGCATGATTGATGAATATCCGTCACTAACAATCTGTTGTGCTCCAGAGTTTTTGCGTGAAAGAGCAGCAGCAGATGACTTTATCAACAATCACGAATTATTAGCAATTGGAACAGATGATCCGTATGTGTATAAAAAAATTGTAGAAGCACACGGACACCTACCCAAAGCAGTTAAACAACTAGCACCAACAGAAGCTGAAATATTAAAATACTTCAACAACTCTTATGCGGCATTGCGTATTGTGTTTGCCAATGTGTTTTACGAATTGTGTGAAAAGTTTGATTGTGATTATTCACAAGTCAAAGATGCGTATGTTCAAACAGGCAAAACCAAAAACATATACTTGGATGTAAACAATAGATTGCGTGGCTACGGAGGAATGTGCTTGCCCAAAGATGTAGCAGCACTGGCGCACACTCTAAAACAAAACGGACTTGAATTTGATCTTATTGACAGCATCAAGAATGACAACGAAAAATTAAAAACCACAACATTTTCAGGTATGCGCAAATGATAATAGAATGTCCGCCCAAACAAGATCTAGCACACGAAAGTTTAATATACGAACGTGCCAATGGTGTTGTATATGCTAGATTTAGAGACGAGCCCAAAAAGACCACATACAACGGGCGTTGGGTAATAGGCGGAGATCCAGAAGCAGTAAACGAGGCTCTAGGCATAGTAAGTTATGATCAATGGAAACATTTATTTGCTTTAGCAGATGAATATCCTACACTAAGAAAACAACTTGACAAAACATTAAATCTCTATTATATTATAAAGGATGGAGACTAACATGAGAATTATTGCTGGACCGTGTCAACACGAGTCACTAGAACAAAGTTTAGAAATTGCCACAGAGTGTAAACGTGTATGTGATTTGTTTGATATTGAATATTATTTCAAAGCAAGTTATGACAAAGCAAATCGCACCAGTATGTCTGGTAAGCGTGGTGTAGGTATTGATGACACACTGCCTGACTTTCAAAAGATTAGAGACGCTGGTTTTAAAATATTAACCGATGTTCACACTGTAGGACAAATAAGTAGATGTAAAGGCGTAGTAGATGTATTACAGATACCTGCTTTCTTGTGTAGACAAACTGATTTAATTGTAGAAGCATGTAAGTCCAATTGTATTGTCAACATTAAAAAAGGACAATTCCTAGCACCTTGGGATGTCAAAGGCATACTAAGTAAAACTGAAGGCGCTCGAGAAGTTTGGATCACAGAGAGAGGAACTAGTTTTGGATATAATACTTTGGTCACTGATTTTACTGGCATCCAGTATATGCGTGACAATTTTCCTGTTCCTGTGGTATTTGACGTCACACACTCAGTCCAGAAGCCAGGAGGCCAAGGTGACAGTAGTGGTGGGAATAGGGATTATGTTCCAGCTCTTGCTCGTGCTGCTGCTGGCATGGGCGTTGATAACTTTTTCTTAGAAGTTCATCCTGATCCAGATAACGCACCTAGTGATGGACCTAACATGCTACGACTAGAAGACTTTGCCGAAACAGTTCGTCAACTATATCAAATAAATCTAACTGTAAGGAGTTTTCGGTGACCACAGCAATACTAATACCCGCTAGACTTAATGCCACAAGATTACCACGTAAAATGCTTTGCCCACTCAACGGTGTGCCATTGATTCAACGGGTGTATGACAGATGTGTTGAGACTGGATTGGATACATATGTATTGGCTGACAGCGAAGAAGTAATGGCATTGTTTGGTGATCGTGCTATAATGACAGACTACAGACTGGCAAATGGCACCGACAGGTGTATGAGTGTTATTGATGAAGTTTTACAATATGATAGATATATAAATGTGCAAGGCGATATGCCTGACATTACACCTGAAATTATCCGTGCTGTAGAAGGCGCATTACAGCACAGCGATGTAGCAACTGCTTATACACCAATGGATTTTAACTTGCGAAATGATCCAAACAGTGTTAAAATGATACACAGCAGAGGTAGAGCGCATTGGTTCTTACGTGCTAGTTTAGAATATGGAGATCATCATTTGGGTGTATACGGATATAACAGAGAGTCAAAGATTGTTTATACAACAAGCACAAAGTTTCCAGAAGAAGATATTGAAAAACTAGAACAATTGCGTTGGATACAAAACGGACAAAAAATTGGTGTAGTAGAAGTAGAGTTTGATGGCATCGAAATCAACTCTCCAGAAGATGTAGTGAAGTGGCACAAACAAAATGCCTAACAAAGAATTAGACTTATTCAAAGAACTTATCCCAAGCATTGACATGGGCTTCAAAGAACTGTATGATGCTGCCGGCGAAGATGGCAAGAAAGATATCAAAGGCGATTTGTGGAATCTCAATCGTTATATCAGCAGTGTTAAAGGCAACTATGAAAAAACTGCACTTGCAGTGTTTAAGATTAATGAATACTACAATAAAAATTGGAATGTGCTAGGCGGCACCAATCATGTTAAACTGCAATGGCAACTATTATGTGTTGCTGGCAAAACAGGAAAGAAACAATTCCATCCTTGGATAGGGTTGAAGAAAAAGAAAGACGACAGCAGTAAAGCCGTAAAACTGTTGGCACAAATATATCCAGAAATGAAAATGGATGAGGTAGAAACACTTGCTAGAATATCTACAAAAAAAGAAATCAAAGAGCTTGCTGAGCAACATGGATTTGACAAAGTCGACATCTAAACACACATGCGAATACTGTGGAAAAAGTTATGTAAAAGAAAGCACACTGTTAGCTCACGTATGTGAGCCTAAGAGACGTTGGCTGCAAAAAGATGAAAAACCAACACAGGTAGGTTTTTATGCATTCCAAAGATTTTATAAATTAAGTGCAGGACACAAAAATGAAAAAACATATGAAGACTTTGTTAAATCATCCTTCTACAATGCCTTTGTTAAGTTTGGTAGTTTTGTTAATAATGTGCGTCCTCTGTATCCTGACAAGTATATTGATTACGTAGTTACAAGTAATGTTAAACTCGATCACTGGTGTCGAAACGAGTTGTATGAATCTTATGCAATAAATTTAATACGCAAAGAAGGAGTTGAAACAGCACTAGAACGTAGTATTAGCACAATGGAATCTTGGGCTAAAGAAAAGTCAAGTGTATACAATCATTATTTTTCATATGTAAGTAGTAATAGATTAACATGGGATATTAAAGATGGAAAAATATCACCGTGGCTTGTTTTAAATTGTAAAAGCGGAAAACAAGCACTTTCTAATTTAAATGAAGAACAATTAACCATGCTTGGAAGTGTGTTAGATCCAAGTCATTGGGCTATGCGTTTTAAAAGACAATCTAAAGATGTAGAACTTGTAAAAACAATAGCTGCGAAGGCACAGCTATGAATTTACCTATCACAACTCGTCAAGAAATATTAGAAGCTAAAAAACAAATTTGGTTTAATTTTTACAGAATAAGCTCATACAATTTTTATAAAAAGTTTCATCATTTAGTAGTTCAAAATAGATGGAACAATCTGATCGAAAAAACCTTTAATAACACAGATGCAATTATTGTAGATACCCATCACAAGTCTTGGGTTGATTTATTTTTGATGCTTTACGTAGATAAAAAAATAGAGGATCCTATATGTTTGTTTAGAAAAGAAAATTATATGCAACTGGAACCTGGAATAAAAAGACTATTATGTATTCCTTATATGCCAGAACAAAAACTTAATTACGTTATTTTTAAAGACAACAGAGTAGAAAATCAACTGTTATGGTTAAGCTATGATGTGGAATTGCAAATATTAGTAAATGAAAATATACCAGCGCATTTTAAAAACAAATACTATGCATCTCGTTGTCAAAGTTTGTATGAAAATAAAAGTGTTCGTGTTGAAAAAATAAAAGACGGTGTATATATAAATGGTCGAAAAACTTTTGCTTTAATACAAGATCAATGGAAAATATGTTTGCCTAACTTGATGGAGGAAAAATGAAAATATTAGTTTTTGGTTTACCAGGGAGTGGTAAAACTACCCTTGCTAAACCGTTTGCAGAACTTATAGGCGGTGTGCATATCAATGCCGATGAAATACGCAGTCATTATGCAGACTGGGATTTTACACCAGAAGGACGGATGCGCCAAGCGTGGCGTATGCGTTACCTAGCAGACGGTGTTGTGCGGGCAGGAAAGATTGCTGTTGCTGATTTTGTTGCGCCCACAGATCAAGCACGTATGGAATTCAATGCTGACTTTACTGTATGGATGGACACAATCAAAGAAGGTAGATTTGAAGATACAAACAAAATGTTTGTAGCACCTGCTCATTGTGATTATCACGTAGAAGATTGGTTTAACGATACACACGAACAACTTTTGCCTGTTGTGAAAAGATGGATGGAAAGAAATAATGTTTGATAGATTTAAACCTACTACACAAATGCTTGGACGTTGGCAACCTTGGCATCCAGGTCATACAGAACTATTCAAACGTGCTCTAGCAGAAACAGGACAAGTTTGTATTATGATTAGAACTGTTCCACAAGATCAAGATGCCTCAGGTGGACGAACTATGATACAAGACGATAACCCATTTATTGTTACAGATGTCGAAGAAAATATCAAAAAAGAATTACAAAAAGAGGGCTTTACATACGGCAAAGAATATGTTATTATGATAGTGCCCAATATTGTTGATATCAGTTATGGTAGAGGTGTTGGTTATACTTTTACCGAACATAACTTAGGCCAAGAAATACACAACATAAGTGCAACAAAAATCCGTGCAGAAATGAGGCGCAATGGAGAATTGGATTAAATATATTGTAAACTTTTGTAAAGAAAGTTATAGACTATCACCTGTTGCATTTTATTGTGAAATGGCAGAAACAACAATATTAATTGCAGCAAGTGCTGTTTTAACATTTACAGTTTTAGATCCTGCTACTGAGATTTTTATTCCAATGTATTTGTTAGGAAGTATACTTGGAGTTATTAGCACTGTGATTCGTAAAGCAGCATTTGCAATAGTATTGTGTGCTTGGTTTGTTGTTATGAACAGTATTGCAATGATACAGTTATTTTTAATTTAGGAATGATATGCCAGATATTGATATAGACTTTGCTGATCGCAGTGTTATATTAGAAAAAATACCTCATCGTGTAGCAAAACTAGATACAGGTAAAAAACACAACACTGGTGTATATGTCACAGAGTGTCCTCATAATCCTGTGGACAATTTAGCTACTATTGATTACAAAACAGCAGAAGACAGAGGCTATTTCAAACTTGACTTTTTGAATGTAAGTATCTACAATGATGTTAAAGATGAACAACACCTAACCAAACTAATGGAAAAGGAACCACAATGGGACTTACTGGAGCACGACGATTTTACCAACTTGCTGTTTCACGTCAGCGGACATGGGGAGATACTAAGAAAGCTCAAGCCGATATCGGTGGAACAACTAGCAGCAGTGTTAGCGATAATACGGCCTGCGAAGAGGCATCTTGTCAACGAAACATGGCAAACGATCGAAACAGAAGTATGGAAAAAGCCAGAGGATAATAGTTACTACTTTAAAAAAGCACATGCAGTTGCATATGCTGTAAGTGTTGTAGTTCATATGAATTTAATTTGTGAACAATTTACTGCTTAACAGTTTTTTTAATTAGTTGCACACTTTTACGTTTTATTCTTTTTATTGCTAAATTGTTTACATTTACACATGGTCCAATAACAATTTTAACATTTTTACTGTTCATAGTTAATAAAGAATAATTTAAGTTTTCAATTTCTTTTTTCAAAAATATATTAATTGGAATCATTCTGTTGGATTCCCACCACCAGACATCACCTAAATCTAAAAGTAATTTTTTATCATACTCAGTTTTTAAAACTGTATATACAAACATACTTGTAACAAATTGATCTTGATTTGAAATTATGCCCACGTATTCTTGTCCGCCATATGCGACTACACTAATATACGGATACTGATCTTCTATTTCTTTTAATAACATGCCGATAAATACTTATACAAAAAAGGATCCCCAATGCAACTTATTCCTAGATATTTAGTCGAAAACAAAGTAGATGTAATCGCTAACGATTCTGGGTTCACCGTGGAGTATAGACCAGTGTATAGTAGACAATTAAAAATTTATAGAGGTATAGATAATACAATTCAGTTTAGATATTTAAACGCAGACCAAAAACCAGTAAGAGTAACCAACACACCATATATTGTAGTGTTTGATGAAAACAATAGCAAAATATTAGAACGTGCTTGCACAATTCAAGACGATGGAAGCTCTGCCAGTTTAAAAGGAATGTTTGCTATAACTATTACTGAAAATGATTTATTAAATTTGAATCAACAATATCTACATTACAACATCTATATGTCAGACGGAACAACAAACACAGTTACATACGCTGATAGAAATTTTGAAAGTGCTGGAATAATTTATCTTGACGGTGCTGCATATCCTGGCCCTAAGAGTAGTATTGAAATTACTAATTTCTACGAAGAAAATAGTGCTTGGTATGCGGGCAGCGATGATGTTAACAAAATTGATGCACAACCAGGATTAAACGGAAATGATGCTTTACATACAATTGCTGTATACACTAATGCATATATAGGCGATATTGAAATACAAGGCACGTTAGATAACCAAATCACAGGTAATAATAATTGGACAACATTGAATACATTAACATTTACAGGCACTGAAACTCAACCTGTTCCTGCTAATCTAAACGGTGTGTTCAGTTACCTACGTCTAAAAGCAACAGCAGATCCTACAAACAAAGTCACTAAGGTGCTAATTAGAAATTAAGGTAAATACAGTATGGCCGCAAATAGTGAAACAATATTATCTTTACAATCTCATCCAGGCGACAGCAGTGCGCAAACAGTGACCGGTGACAAATACAAAGGCGATGGATATTACAGTAGAGCAGATGGGTTGCACACAATACAATACAATCTAAGTGGCGACGGTAAGAGCAATACTTTTAGAGGCCGTATTGTAATTCAAGCAAGTTTGGCAACCACTCCAGATACAGGTGACTGGTTTGATGTAAGTGCCACGGACCAAACATATACCGGTAGCAGTGGCAGTTTTATCTATAACTTTACAGGTAATTACGTTTGGGTAAGAGCTTATGTAGAAAATTGGACTGACGGCAATATCGCAAGTATAAAACTTAATCATTGACATTGTAATTACATGATGCTATAATTATATTATGAGCATCGTATCTGACACCTTGACTTTATATCTGCCTGCAAAGCGCAAAACAACACCCAGTGGGTGGACTAGTTTTAATGCGCCTTGTTGTGTGCATAACAATGAAAATGCAGACACAAGAGGACGTGGCGGTGTAATATATGAAGGTGACTTGGTAAGTTATCATTGCTTCAACTGTGGCTTCAAAGCAAGTTGGCAACCAGGACGTAATCTAAGTTACAAGTTTAAGAAACTGTTAGAATGGTTAAACGCACCTGATGCTGATATTACAAAACTAGCACTAGATGTTATGCGTGAAAACGAAGGTGTAGAAGTCCAGCAGCACAGAGTTGAACTACCTGAATTTGCTACAACACAACTACCAGAAGGTGCAGAGCCATTGTCCAAACACATGTGGGCAGAGGCTGGTCATTTAGATGAAAGAATCGCACGTTGCTTTCAGTATATGTTAGAACGTGATTTAAATATTGAGGACATAGATTATCACTGGTCGCCAACACTTGCTTATAGAGATAGACTTATTATACCCTTCTACTACGAGGGGCGTGTAGTGGGTTATACAGCCCGCACAGTAGGGGATAATAGAGTAAAGTATCTTACTGACTCACAGCCAGGTTTTGTGTTTAATTTAGACGAACAAGGGCACAACAAGGTGTTTACTATACTATGCGAAGGTCCTATTGATGCGCTACATGTTGACGGTTGCGCACTTACAGGCAGTGATATAAATGATGCTCAAGCACTGCTACTCAACAGACTGGGCAAGGATATATATGTTGTGCCCGACAGAGATCGTGCCGGTGCTAAACTAGTTGAACAAGCTATTGATCGAGGTTGGCATGTTAGTATGCCAGATTGGGATATAGGAATAAATGACATAGGTGATGCAGTAGCAAAATATGGAAGGCTATATACATTATACAGTATTGCGAATTCAGCAGAGAGTTCGCCACTTAAAATTAGATTGAGAGCTAAAAAATGGTTTACTTAAAGAAAATTTGGCAAATACTTATTTGGCCTTATACAAAAATACAAGAAGAACGTAGATATAGAAAACGTCTAAAAGAATTAAGAAAAAGAGATCCGTTTATTTACAAATGAGTGAATTTACAAGGTCATATCAAGCACTAAAAGGCACACTGTTACGCACTATAGTATACACAATAGGACACTTTCTTATTGCTGCTGGATGTGTTATGTATTTTACAGGTGCACCTTTTTATATTGCATTAACAGATGCAGTAGTAGAACCTTTGTTAAATGCTGTATGGTTTTTTGTATTGGATAGGTTATGGATATCAAAAAACGCATAATGGATACAAAGTTATTTTGGCGATTATATTTCTGGTGGGGTATACGTCAAGCACGTAAACGTAGAATAGCACATGAAGCTGAAATAGCAAAACGTCCACTGATGACAAATGACGAGTATTGGGAGAAAGTTCACAATGACAGAACTAATAATCTATAACATTCTATTCTGGGTGCCATATATTTGGTTATGTAGTTTACCAGAAAAATTAATGCAGATGGCAATAGACAGGAGTTGATATGAAAGCACTACCTACAAACGGGGCACCGTTTAATGTGCAACAACAAATACAAGCACAACTATACGGACATCAACAAGTTTACGCAAACAGCGAAAACATTACACCTCCTATAGAAAAAGATCGTAGACGTGTAGTTGAAGCAGCAAGCAGGACAGAAGTAAAACTAGCTTGGCAAAAAGCAATAGAAGATCGTATGCAAGAAATTGCTGATCTTAGACAGCAGGCCGCTCTTAGATACAACAGAGATCTAAGCACAGTCAGCGAATTAGAAGTCCAAGGACAAATTATAGATATAGAAGTATGATTGAATGGGGTATTAGTGCTAACAGCCATGATGCTGCTTTAGCTGTATTTACAAAAGACGGATTAGAATTTGCCAGCCACAGCGAACGCTTCAGTGGTGTAAAGAATGATGCGCATTTGAACAGTCAATTAATTGACTATGCTAAACGTTGGGGTGAACCAGACCGTGTGTATTGGTATGAACGTCCACTGGTGAAAACATGGAGACAATTTAGAGCAGGGCAAGGAATTAATCTACGTGAAAACAATATCAAGAGGTATTTGAAAAATTATGGAATTGTTTGTCCTATTACTTATATTGATCATCATCTCAGCCACGCTGCTGCCGGCTACTATACTAGCGATTTTAATGATGCTACTGTTATTTGTATTGATAGCATAGGAGAATTTGACACACTTACTATGTGGCATGGCAAGGGTGATAAATTAGAAAAGAAATATTCACAAACCTATCCACACAGTGTAGGATTATGGTATAGTGCTATGACACAGCGTATTGGCTTAAAGCCACAGGAAGACGAATATATTCTCATGGGTATGGCAGCCTATGGTGACCCTGATAGATTATACGCCGGAATAAAAGAAGATTTTATCAACGTCAACGGCGACCCTATAACATTCAAAGACAATTTACATAGAGGGTGTATGTGGTGGCGACCTGATCTAACTACAGAGCAGGACTATTTTGACATTGCTGCTGCTACCCAGAAGCTGTATGAAGAACTATTTTGCGGTATTTTACACTCGGCCAAAAGTCAAGGTTGGAGTTCTAATCTTGTTCTCATGGGAGGGTGCGCACTAAATTGTTCAGCTAACCAGTTGGCATACAAGTTTTTTGACAACGTATGGATAATGCCTAACCCAGGTGATGCTGGATCAGCCATAGGGTGTGTATTAGCACACAAACAACAACATATGTCTATGGATCATGTATACACAGGATATAACATAGAGGGAGAATATCCAGTTGAAAAACTTATACAGGAACTTAAAAGCACAGGGATTGTTGGTGTGGCTAATGGCCGGGCAGAGTTTGGTCCTAGGGCTCTTGGCAATAGGAGTTTACTTGCTGACCCTAGAGGCAGCGATATCAAAGACCGAGTCAACGAAATCAAGCGAAGACAAAAATTTAGACCTTTTGCTCCCGTTGTGCTCGCAGAACACTATCATGATAACTTTAAAGGATATGCAAATCCATATATGCAGTTTACCTCCAGTTGCTCCTATCCAGACCTGTATCCTGCCATCTGTCACGCAGACGGAACATCCAGAGTCCAAACGGTTGGACCAGATGACAGCGGAATACGAAAACTGCTAGAACGTTGGTATGAGGAAACAGGGTGTCCGATATTATTAAATACATCACTTAATATCAAAGGAAAACCAATTGTTAACGACTTGACAGACGCAAAAGACTTTGCTAATATGTATAACGTAAAGGTATTTTCATGACAAGACAAAACACAGATTATGGATATGATATACAAAAAGTATATCTTGAAATGTTTTTAACAGATGCAGAAAGTTTTGTGCGGGCACAATCTGTGTTTGATGCAAACACATTTGACAGACGTTTAGTAGAGCCCGCAAAGTTTATCAACGATTATGTAGTTGAACACAATGCACTTCCAACATTTGATATGGTTAATGCTGCAACTAAAAGTGACTTAAAAAATCCAGGCGCTTTAGCAGAGAATCATTATGACTGGCTGCTACAAGAGTTTGAAACTTTTAGTAGGCACAAGGCACTAGAAGCAGCAATACTTAAGAGTGCAGACTTGTTGGAAAAAGGAGAATATGGTCCAGTTGAAGATTTAGTTAAGAAGGCTGTGCAAATTGGTTTGCAAAAAGATTTAGGCACAGATTACTGGGAAGATCCAAGAGCACGACTAGAAGCAATTAAAGACAAAAACGGACAGGTAAGCACAGGCTGGCCAGCACTGGATAAGAAATTATTTGGTGGATTCAACAGAGGCGAACTTAACATCTTTGCAGGCGGCTCGGGTTCAGGTAAGAGTTTGTTCTTAGCTAACTTAGGTGTGAACTGGGCATTGGCAGGATTGAATGTAATCTATTTGACATTTGAGCTTAGTGAAAACTTGGTTAGTATGCGTGTAGATAGTATGACTACAGATATTCCAAGTAGAGACATCTTTAAAACAATTGATGATGTTGAAATGAAAGTTAAAATGATTGGAAAGAAAGCAGGTGCATTCCAAGTCAAGTATATGCCAACTGGCAAGAACGCAAATGACATTAGAAGTTATTTAAAAGAATATGAGATTAAAACAGGCAAGAAGGTAGACGTATTGCTTGTTGACTATTTGGATTTGATGCATCCTATTGCAGCTAAGATTAGTGCAGAGAATTTGTTTGTCAAAGACAAGTATGTGTCTGAAGAACTGCGTAACTTGGCTATGGAACTTAATACATTATTTGTAACAGCATCGCAGTTGAATCGTAGTAGTGTAGAAGAGATTGAATTTGATCACAGCCACATATCCGGTGGTATTTCAAAGATCAATACAGCAGATAACTTGATTGGTATTTTTACAAGTAGAGCTATGCGTGAACGTGGACGCTATCAAATACAGTTGATGAAAACACGTAGTAGTTCGGGTGTAGGACAAAAGATTGATTTGGAGTTTGATGTAGACAGCTTGCGTATACGTGATTTGGGCGAGGATGAAGAATATCAAGAATTTAACAAGCGCAAGTCAACTGTATTTGATCAACTCAAACGCACAAACGAAACATTAACTGAAGATCCAAGTGAAGGTGATACAGTAGGCAAAATCAAAGCAGATACTGATAGCACACAGTTGAGAGCTTTTATAAACAACTTGGGCACCGAAGTTTGAAATTACTAGTTGCAAGAATTGATATGAATCATTGTTTTGATTATCAATCTACAGATGTTTATGCATTAAGAGATGAAGTTGGTGATGCTCTTGTTGATGATGTAGTAAAATATAGTAGTCGTGTATGGAAAGAATATAGTAAAGACAACATCACATTTTATTGCGATGTAGAAAAAAAGCATTTAACTTTTCTAAAAATCAAATATCCTAGTCTTGTCGAAGCTAAATAACTTGCGTTTAAAAACGCTAGGCATTACAAGACACAAAAGAGGCAACGATGACAGATTTAGAAAACGTGCAAAGGCTTCTGGACAGATTTAAAAGGCCCATACCAAATGATCCAGAATATAAATTAAGAATAGTAGAAGAGTTTGAATTAATAATAAACCAACGCTTCACTGATTATTTCCTACAAATTTGTGATATCATAGACCTAACTGAGGATCTCACGCACATGACACGTGGATCGGCAGGCAGCAGTCTTGTGTGTTACTTGCTTGGGATTACAGACGTGGATCCCATCAAGTGGAAGATTCCTGTGGCGAGGTTTATGAACCCACTCCGTGACGACCTACCTGATGTTGATATCGACTTTGAACATTGGCGACAAGGTGAAGTTATGAATCGCATATTCAAAAAGTGGCCCGGCAGAACGGCTAGGTTAAGCAACTATGTCACGTATAAAACAAAGAGTGCCAGACGCGAAGCGGCCAAACGCTTGGGCGCCACAGGTAATCTTCCTAGAGGTTTTACATATGAATCAGTAGGCGTTGATCCTACTGAAGCAAAACGTATTGAAAGAAAACTACTAGGCAAGAAAAGAGCAATATCAAAACACTGTGGAGGCATCGTTATGTTCACTAGACAATTACCAAAATCATTAATATCACAAGACAATCAAATACTACTAGACAAATACGAAGTAGAAGACCTTGAACATCTCAAGGTAGACATACTAGCAAATAGAGGACTATCACAACTACTAGAGATAGACCCGCACACAGCATTGGAAGACTATCCAGAAACTGACAAAGCAACCAGTCAATTGCTTGCTAGAGGCGATGTGCTAGGTGTTACACAAGGAGAATCGCCTGCTATGCGTAGACTGTTTAGAGCTATACAACCCACCTGTGTGCAGGATTGTGTGTTTGCTACAGCAATGGTAAGACCTGTTGCTATGTCGGGCAGACAGAAAGCAGCTATGTTTCAAGACTGGTCACAAGAAGTTATACAGGATTCAATAGTGTTTGAGGACGATGCCATTGACATCATAAGTAACATCATCGGTGTAGACATGTATGAAGCCGATATGTATAGGAGAGCATTTGCTAAAAAGAATGATGAAAAGATACTTGAATTTGTGGAACGTTTGGGTAACAATCCTAGAAAAGCAGAAGCAATGGCAGCCCTTCAAGAACTTAGTGGATTCGGACTTTGCAGGGCTCATGCTGTTAATCTCGGAAGACTCATCTGGGCACTTGCATATCAAAAAGCACACAACCCAGAAGCATTTTGGAGAGCCAATCTCAAACACTGCCAAGGTTCATACAAGCCATGGGTATATCAGTGCGAAGCACATAGACGTGGACTAGACTCAAACCCAGGATGGTGGCATAGAGGCTTTCCTCCTGGCATGGGTGTAAAACAAAAGTTTCTTGAAAGAGTAAACTTCGCAGGCGTTATAGCCAATGGTAGAACCTTCCGTGGACGCAACGGACGCTATGTTACGTTTCTTACACTGGGCACCAACTATGGTGAGTATGTGGACGTTACTGTGCAAAAGCCTTTCAAGTATAGAGACGGTGATATTGTTTCAGGGTCAGGTGTGATACGTCATCAAAACAACAGTGACTATATAAATTGTGTAGATGCAAAACTCTACACGTTCTCACAATGGCGTAGACATATATATGGAGAAGAGTAAAACATTTTGCAGTGCAGTTTGGAGTAATGTGCATATAACACCCGAGGGTGCATTTACTCCTTGCTGTGCATGGCCTAATACTCTTGAGTTTGACAGACAATCTACCAAAGATCAAATGCTACGTGGTGAAACACCTACAGGCTGTGCAGTGTGTAGCAATCAACCTGGATTGCGTGATTGGTTCAATCAAAAGCTACCTGCTACTGGTGCAATAACCAGTGTGGATCTCAGCGTAGACAATGTGTGCAATTACGAATGTTTGATGTGCAGCAGCGAATACAGCAATCGTTGCAGTAGACGTGAAATCAAATACCTAGGATACAGTGTTACAGGAGAACGCATACTACGCAACGAGAACTACAAAAACATCAATTGGTCTCAAGTAGAACGTGTGAAATTCTTTGGAGGTGAGCCTCTTATATCACCCGGATTGCGAGAATTTGTTGAATGGGTTGATGTGGATTGGCAAACAATTGCTGTTGAAATCAATACCAACAACAGTGTGCCAGTTCCTGATTATCTACAGTCTATATTCACCAGCTGCAAACAACTGCATGTTACTGTTAGCAGAGATGGATTGGATTGTGTGAATCAGTATCAGCGACCAGGTGCACCCACACTAGCTCAAGAAAGACCGCACTTTGATTGGTGGACCGATCTTGCACAAACTAGACCCGCAGTTGATTTGGCTATAAACAGTGCAGTGGGTATATACAATGCATTGGATCAACAACCAATGGAATCTTGGTTTGCACAGCACTATCCCACGTGGCAAATACACTACGAAATGATACAATCACCAGAATGGCAAAATCTCAGTTGTATGCCTGAGGATCTAAAACAACTGTATGCGCCTCATATACTCAATCAAAAAATATTGGATCACATGTGGCAAACTGGAGAAAATCGATTTGAACAATTTCTCCAATTCCATGCTTGGCTCCAAAATGAATACCAATTGGATCTTGAGCCTGTAAATAACATACTGAAACAATACTGTGAACCTCATGCTACCTGTTAAAATACCACCCCAACATCTACCTTACATAAACGGAATTGAATACTTGGCAATTGAACCAAGCACAGACACCTCAGGGTTGGGTGTGTATATACTTGATGTTGAACACATGTTTGACCATATCGAACCAGAACTATATTCTATTGCTGAGAGTGGTGCACCTGTGATACTGTATGCAGGCACAGAAGCTGTGAGTTGGAATAAATGGCGACACGATCAACCAGATCTGCATCGCTTGGTGCAAAGCATACGTGGTGATCGATTCTTTGCAGTGCTATCACCTGCACAAGGAAGACTAGCAGTGGATACCTATCCTGGTGCATACTGGATACACAATCACTGGGAACATGAAACATGGAAAATGTGTGGACACTGGACCACACAGCCTCGTCCCAAACAGAGGTTTATGAATGAATACCTGTATTTGGCCAGAAGAACCACACACGACAGAATGTGGCTATACTACACAATCCGCAACAGAGGTCTTGATGCAATGTGCAGTGTTGGTTGGAGAAACTATTGGGGAGATGAAAATACAGGTCCTGATTATGCTAGATGGGTAGAACAAAGACTGCATTGGTATCCAGAACCAGAAGCTGCTATCCGTTGGTTTGACAATCAAGCTGAGATGAACAGTTTGGACTGTTTTGAAAAACTGCCCGATTGTTTTGAACAACAGTATTGTCATTCAGATGCAGGTGACATATACGGTGCTGAAGGTTTGCTAGGTGTGCATCAAGCAACTAGAGTAAACATAGTAGCAGACAGTGCTGCTACCAAAACACATGCACACATGATCCACACAGAAAAACTGTGGCGCAGTATATGTGCAGGACAACACACCATTGCGTTTGGACAGGTTGGTTACTATCATCAGTTGGTGGAAATGGGCTATCCTGTAGACCCGCCACACTGGGATTTGGAAGATCAGATCCCACTGAGACTCAACCGTTTTATGCGTAGTGTGGAATCACAAGACCGCCTTATTGACATACCAGGAGCACAACAGACACTGCGGAATCGTGTGAGTGCAAATCCACTGCCCAGAGAATTACGACAGTTGCGCAAAACTTGGAGTGTGTATGGTCCCGAATAGCCGCGAAGCGGTGCAGCCGCCAAAAGCCGTTTACGGTTAAGCAAAAAATCTGCACAGCAGCTTGCGGTAATACGCAATCACAAGCCACACTACTATACCAATATACAAAATAAATTCTACACACACCGGCTCATACGGTGCCTAACGACATGTCATACGGTAGCTAACGACAAGGTTATGCAAAAGACTCTATTTTATCATATAAGAATGGTATACGATCGTGATATTTCATAGCCATATAGCTTATACGTGATTCTAAAGGATGTGCTACTATAAACCTAGCACGATATGGACCAGGATAATCAGGATGCTCCACTATTGCGAAATCATGATATTTGAGTTCTATACGGAAATACTGAACTTTACCCAAATAAGGATAATTGAATGGATCAGTGCTAGAACGTATTACACGTATAAACCAATGTGTCATACAATATTTAACCTTGAATATCTCGCAAGCTCGATAACTTCGTTAGACTACGTCACTCGTTATATGTGAGATTTTTTATATATACAATATGAAATACACCGTAATTCCTATATTACTGATGTTCTATATACCTAGTGTTATACTCATAGACGAACAGTTGCGTCCACGTAATAGGATGAAAGGTAGACCTAGAGTATATATACAGTGTGATGTATAATGAAGACGCAAAACACTATAAAGCAGTAGTAGCACTGATAGTGATCATGTTGGGTGTGATTGTTACAATAAGTTGGGATTGTGCAATATGTGATATAATGCAGAATCCACCTGATTGGATTGATTCATGGTATGATGGACCTACCAAAGAGTTTTTTCCCGAAAAGGGTCCTACAGGGTAAAAATTTTGCTGCGCAATTTTTTATAGGGAGTTACTTACAGTTTCACGGTGGTGATTTTGCAACCCCACTACTACGCTAAGTGCTTGATTTTATTTTATAATTTACTAAGCGACCCCCCGACCAAAAAATTTTTTTTCTTACCGACCGACCAAAAGAAAAAAGGCAACCATTTCTGATTGCCTCCTACGGTCATACGCCGTCTTGTGCGAATTATGTATGACCTTAGTCCAGTCTTGAACCTGCGTAAGCTGTGAAGCCATACTTGCGGAACACTTCTGCTGCTGCTCTAGCACCAGCTTCTAGTGTATCTATGTTCTGTGTAGGATACTTGC